TCAATTAGCCCGCACAGTCGGCAAGTCTGACCAACGCGTTGTATAGCGTGGCGAGAGCATCTCCCGCTTCATCTGCCAGGCCTGCTGGATCCCCTGCCCTGCAAAATACAACGTACCCCGCCCCTGCTGGTTCAGCCTGTCCATCAGTGCCATTAACTCCTCGCTGCCCGGGCGCGGCGCGTTAGCGTCAAACAGATCGAGCTGGGCAACGCCCTGGCTGTAAAAATCCCCTAACATGATCCCCGCCTTCTGATAACGGTGGCCGTCCCGCCAGACGGCCTCCAGGCACCGGGTGGCCGCCGCGATAATGTCGCGTGTGTCCTGCGTGGGGGTCATCAGCTGCGTGGCAGCGCTGTTTCCGTAATACGCTTCGCCGGAGTGCGGTGACGTTTTCACAAACGTGGAAATGTAGCGGCAGAACTGATGCTCGCGGCGCAGCTTCTCCGCCGCACGGGACGCATAGCTGCAGATCGCCTGGCGCATCTCCTCGTAATCGGTTATGCGTTCGCCGAAGCTGCGGCTGCAGACGATCTCTTGTTTCAACGGCGCAAATTCCTCCAGTTCAAGGCAGGACTCACCGCGCAGCTCGCGCACGGTTCGCTCCAGAACGACGCTGAAGTGCTTCCGGATAAACCGGATGTCGCTGTCCGCCAGCTGCAGGGCATTTTTGATGCCCATCGCCTGGAGCTTCTTGGCGATGCGCCCGCCGACGCCCCAGACCTCGTCAACGGGCATCAGGGCCATCAATCTGCGCTGACGCTCCGCGTTCGAAAGATCAACCACGCCGCCTGTCTGCGGCCACATTTTAGCGGCCCGGTTCGCCAGCTTGGCCAGTGTCTTGGTCTGGGCAATGCCGACGCCGCACCAGATACGCGTGTATCGCCGTATCGTGTCACGGATCTCCCGGCCAAAATCGGCCAGATCCCGGCAGTTACGTACGCCAGTGAGATCGCAAAAAGCCTCATCGATAGAGTACACCTCCACCCGCGGGCACATTTCCTCAAGCGTGGTCATAACGCGGTGCGACATATCGCCGTACAGCTCATAGTTGCTGGAGAACGCGATCACCGGCTCCGGAAATTGCACGGCCTTCAGCTGGAACCAGGGCACGCCCATTTTAATGCCCAGGCGTTTAGCCTCAGCGCTGCGCGCGATTACGCAGCCGTCATTATTCGAGAGCACAACAATCGGCCGGCCAACCAGATCCGGCCGGAACGCGGTCTCGCAGCTCGCATAAAACGAGTTCATGTCAACGAGGGCAAACATGGTTTCGGCGCAGTGTGGTGATAACAGAAATGACAACGCCGACAATTTCTAAACCGTCGGCGTCATAAATTTTAATAGGTGGGTAAGCGGGATTTTCCGCCAGCAGCTGGGCCACCGGGTGAGTCACCAGTCTTTTAACAGTGAACTCCCCGGCGATGTTCGCGACAACAATGTCGCCGTGCTGAGGGTGAATGCTGAAATCAACGAGGAGATATGACCCGTCGGTGATCCCGGCATTAATCATTGAGTCGCCCGACACGCGTAGCGTATATGTTGAGGAGGGGTGCGGGATTAGCTGGGAAATCAGGTCGATGCCTGATTCTATATAGTCGGCCGCCGGGCTGGGAAACCCAGCGGAAATTGTGTCCCCGTAAATAGGGATCTTGATCTGATGTTCAGGGAAAATTAAGCGCTGTAAATGCATTTTGGTTACCTCCTTTGTAAAATACTGTTTATATATACAGTAGATTGAGGAATTAACGAATGCAATACGGTGCGGCCTATTGATTTTCTGAATCTGATGTCAAGACTGCTGCTTCCGCCGCTTTTTTCTTCGCTTCGTCTGCTAAAGCAGTCTGGGCTTCGGCCAATGCCGTCTCTTCCAGTTGACGTTTACGGTTATATACGGAGTTCTCAGGCATCTCCACGCGCACTGATAAAAACTGACCGGCCGGGATATCGATCGGATCGCCACTGGTATAGCCGTCCCGCTCGTTGCGCGCAAACTCCGGTGCGTCCGGATGTGTACGATGATATGTGTTGACCAGCACGGCGCCATCCTCCAGCACTTCGTAATCTAGCCAGATCAGCGCCAGCTTGTTGCGGTCTGTCGGGATCTCGAAACCACCATCCGGACCGCCCCATGCAGCATCTGAGTTCAGCCCCATACAGCCATCAATGAGGTAAACACCCTCTGCCTGACGCGTGACCGTAACGCCTTCTGACTCTTCGTTGACGTCAAATTTACCGTCGCCGAAAAGCCTCACAACAGGCGATGACAGTTTAATAAACCCGTTCGCGTCGGCTGTGACTGTTTTTCCGATCGCACAGATTTTATAGGCATCAGACAGTGCATCATTTATTTTGGCCTGAAAATATGGCGTCCCCGATGAGTCACCGATCCAGCGGGAGCCATACTTATTGTTCGACTCCATAGCTGCATTGATAATCGTGCCCTGGCCAGTGCCGGGGAATAGCGATATTTGCTGGTACGTCGACAGGAACGCCGACACGGTGTTGTAATCGAATACCGATGAGATCCTGATAGCATTCCAGTAGTTGGAGCCGCCCATCGTCATGACATCGCCGTTTTCCAGGCCAATATCCGCCAGCGCCGCACTACCCAACTCCAGATTTTTGCGGGCACCCGCAGCAGTCGGCGCGCCGGTACCGCCAAGAGACACCGGCACCGTTCCGGTCGAATCTTTCTGAACCACGGACTGCAGGCCCGGCACGGTGACAGGCTTACCGTTGATGGTGATCGTCACAATACCGCCGGACTGCACAACATCAGCAAAGCCGCCCATGTAGCGCTGGTACATGCCAAACGTCTCAGCAATATCCAGCGCCAGGCCGTCAACGCTCAGGCTGTCGCTCAGCAGAATGGCATACCGCGTGCCTGCCGGGATCGCCGGGTTAACTGCAGGCGACACTGCCAGCTGCGTTGCGCTGGTAACGGCGGTGATCTGGAACACCTGTACCGGGCTGGTCAGCGCGATGACAGTGCATCCATTGCGGACCAGTGTGCCAGCCGCTGTAAAATTAGTTCCGGTACCGGTGAGCGTGTTGCCGCTGCCGGCGATCGTGCCTGTGGTGTAAATCATGTTATCTCCGGACAATAAAAAACCCGCACGCGGCGGGTTCTGTGTGGAATGTAGGTAGCTGTCAGTCGTAGTTAGCAAGGTTAAGCGCGTAAACGCTGTTTTTCATGTTGTGGTAAGCGAGGTTTGATACGCCGCTCCCGGCGGTTCCTCCGGTGGTGGCCTGCCCGATCTGTGTGGTACCTCCGTTAAAAACGGCTGAGAAGCTGTACTGGGAGGACCAGGGCCGCGTACCGCCATCCAGGATCACACCTGTCGCCAAGCCGGACATTGACGGAACAATGCCAAATTTGCCGGGCAGCGAGGTATTAATAGAAAAACCGGCGCTGTCGCTGCCGTTGGTGCCAACCGCCTGAACATCAGTGAGCACCCTTGTTTCGTTTGTCAGGATGCACACGCCCTGCTCGTCCCAGATGGCAATCCCCCAGTCCGGCAGCGGCTGCTCGAAAATCGTGAAAAAGTACACGTACGCAGTGCCGGCCGCTGTCGAGTTGCGGAATGTTACGGTGCAGACATTCCCGCCTACCGTGTAACTGACAACACAGTTGGTGGTTGAGTAAACGAAAGGGATAACAGGCCTGCCAGCCGGGAACGATTCCGATATGGTTGTGACCGAACCGGCAGAGCCTGAGATGGCAGCGTTTTTTTTGCTGTACATCGCCAGCGGTATCGACTGTGGCGTGATAAACGGCGCGCCGTTCTCAGTTACCAGTAGTGCTCCCCAGTCCATTATGTACCCCTCAGATAAGCAATAACGAAGCCGTTGATGGCCGGATAGGTACCGGCACCGAAATTATTATCCGCCGCTGCGCCCAGGGTGATGGTGCCCCCTGACACTGTAATGGAGCGGCGAGCAGTGGTATAACTGTCGCTGGCAGTCACCTGCAGGAACTCCATGCGAAACCCGGCCGGTATCGTATAGCTAGCGGCACCCGACTGCTGGCCCGCAGCAACCGCGAAATATCCCAGCACACTGATCGGGACCAGCCCGTAGTTATTCGGATTGCCGTTGGCATCCCACGTTTGAATCCCCCAGGTCATCAGAACACCCCCGTTATTTTACCGATCTGCACCCGAAGGCGATTTGCGTCCCTGATACTCGTGGTGACATTTGTCTCCTTCTTCGCGCCGGTAGCATCACTTCCGTAGTTCTCAAGTGTTCCCGTTCTGAAGTTGATTGACAGCCCTGCCTGGCCCGGAGAGTAATTTACGGAGCTGAGCGTCTCTGCCAGTTTTGCTCGAGTAATCGTTGCGTCCTGGATAAAGGTGTCCCGGATAAACGTCTGCCCGTTCTGAATAACAAACGGCAATGCCACTGCGCCTCCAGCCTGATTCATGACGGCAAACCGGTCTGCCAGGAAGATAACCTGAGACTGCATTCCGGAAGGTGTATTCTGCACGCCAAGGCCCATGCCCGCTGCGTAACGGACTCCGTTAGAATCTACGCCCACCTTAATGCTGAGCATTGCATTCAGGTTTCCGTTTACATCTGCTAAAGCCTGGGCATTTGTGGTAATTGCCGCCGTCTGCCCGTTCATTGTCACGGTCATAGAGTTAATGCGCTGCGCCGATACCTGTGAGAAGTCGGCCAGCGTTCTGGCAAGGTCTGTGACGTTAGACGTGCCGCCGCCAGCGCTGGAGTCCAGCGTTTTCAGCGACTCACTGACCGCCCGGCTGGCATCGGCCATCACGTTGTCAACGCGCTGGATCCCCGCCTTGCTGTCGCCATACTGAACGCTCAGGCGCTGCTGCAGGTTGACATTAGCCAGGGTGCTCTCAATCAACGCGACCGCCGTGCTCTGTACGCCGCCGCTGGCCGCAGCTGTTTTGCCGGCGATCTCCTCAAACCGTGAGGCGGTGGAGCTGTCCAGCGTCGTGACCACCTGGTCAAGTTCGGTGATCGCCGCGGTGTTATGCGCGCTTTCCTCCGCTGCAGCACCCGCTGCATCAGCTGCCGCATCGGCTTTATCAGACGCGGTTTTCGTGGCCGCCGTCAGTTGGGTAACCGCTGTCGCCCGGGCCTCCTCCTCAGTCGCCAGCGCCTGGCGCACTTCGCTGATGCCCGCCGCATTCTTCTCGGTTGATGCCTCCAGGCGAGTGACGTCGGTAACCCGCGCCTCGGTTTCTGTGGCGATTACCTCGCGTAGCTGCTCGAACTGCGCCGAGTTAGCTCCCTGCTGGGCCGACTGTCGGAACGTCACCTCCGCGATTGCCAGCGCATTCTGGATGATACCTTCGGCCGTCTCCCGCGTTGCGCCGACGGCTACCGCCAGCTGGTGGGCATTTTCTGCGATGGTCGCAGCCATGTCGGCAACGGTCTGGCTGGTTTCGACAGCGTTTTCGACCAGGTCTTTAAAGAGCTCAGTCTCTGCAATCTGGTCCAGAATAGCGTCAGTGATGTCGCTGAAATCGTCGGTTGGCTTACCGGACGCCTCAACAAAATCAGACACGCCAAAGGCGTTACGGGTGCGCACGTAGACATAGTAGGTATGGTCGAACTTCAGCTGCTGGATGGTCCACTGATACCCACGGCCCAGGAACTGCGTGCTGTTTTCAATATCGACAGTTGGTGGTACCGGCGTTTCCCCGGCGTACCAGAACTCGAAAGAGGTGTCTGTAGTGGCAGTGACCGACATAACCGGAACCAGCGTCGCCTGCAGCGGTCCCGGGATCCATTGAACCGAGTTTGGCGGACGCGGCGCGCCGATAATCAGGCTTACCTGCGTCTCGGCCCCCTTCATCCCGTTCTCGTTGCGCCCACGCACACCCAGCGAGTAGCTACCGGCATTCAGGCCATAAAATTCGTAGCGAAACTGGTCAGTTTCGTACTGCGCCACGACCGCGCCAGCATCGTTATAAACGCAGAGCTCAAACACCAGCTTTTTGGTGGTAGTGGCCGTTTCCCACGTGGCGGTAACCTGCACGGTCTCGCTGTTGGTATTCAGGATGCGCAGGTTTTCAATGTTCGGTACCCGGTACCCGTTCAGGGTGTCATTCGGGATATCAAACACTGCACCATCGTCAACAATGGCCTGTTTGTTCGGGTCATGCTGGCCTGCAGTGATGCTGTAAACGGAGTTATTCTCCGTCTCAGCGATGCTAAGGATGCGGAATAACCGGACCGATACCTCGCTGGTGGAGATCGCAAAAACGGTGCCGTCACGTACCCAGGCGGGCGCGTTGCGCAGGGTGATTTTACGCCCGGCGACGCCGGCGATCTCATGCCTGCCCATTTTCCCGGTGCGGTCCATAATCGACATGCTGTCGCCCGGCGATACCAGCTCAGAAACGTCAGCATCGACGGTGATGACTTTCCCTGCATGGGCCATGATGCGTCCGCCCAGGCGCGTCCCGGCATAGCTGTTGTCCATGATCTCAACAATATCACCAGGCGTGAACCCAATGGCGTCGCGCGCCATCTGGAACGTTAAGCGGCTGCTCTCCCGTTTTGCCGTTTCCAGCAGCCACTTCCCGGCGCGCCATGCCTGCCCGCGCGATGTACAGCCAAACGCCTCCAGCGTTGTCTCGTTATAAATACTTCTGGCGATTTCGTCATCGTCAGAAACGTACTCTTTCACCTGCTCCCACCCGTTATCCGGATCGGTCCAGGAAACCACCACGGCATTATATTTTTCGGCGCGCTTAACAGAGCTGCGGGTAAATTTGCCGTCCACTACACTGGCATTGGTGATGGTGGCAATCGGATCCTGCGGTGTGTCCAGCATTACCGTCAGGCGCATGCCGTCCCACAGAGCAATACCCCGGAACATGCCCGCGATTTTATCCAGCAACTCGCGCGCGCTGATTTGTTCGGTCACATAGGCGTTGAGCGTCAGGCGTGGTTCCAGTCCACCGTAGCCGTCGTTTACCAACTGGTCGCAATACTGCGACAGAACGTACAGCATGCCGTCATCAACATCGATGTAACCAGCACGCCGGGCCAGGCCAAAACGCTCGTTTTTCACCAGCTCACGGAAAATCCATGCGGGGTTATTGGTCCATGCCTGTTTGAAGCCACCCAGCCACAGCCCGGAATAGGTGCGGGTGACCGGTTCGTAATTATTCGGTACATCGACAATCAGCCCGCGCAGATGATAGGTGCGGTTCGGCGTGTCGGTATACTGGTCACGGTCGATTACCGCCCCGACCATGGCCGAGAACGGGTATGACAGGTTGTCGTCGGTGATTTCGGTATAGCTGTTCCAGATGGTGCCGTTCGCCAGCAAATCACTGACGCTGTCCGGGGTGATGCGCCGGACCCGGATATCGAACGGCTTAATGTCCGGGGCATCGATAACATGCGCTTCCAGGTATTCGCCGGAAATTTTACCGGGGCCGATCGTAACGGTTTTCTGAATTTCCCACGCACCGTTAGCAGTGCGGATTTCAATCACCATGGTGACCGTGCTGTTTTGCTGGTTGCCCTTGGTGTCCTGCTGCACCAGTCCGGTGACGCCGATATTCAGCCGCACGCGGGTAACGTCAGAATCGCTGACGGTACGGACCAGGGGCGTATCATAGGTCACATCCGTATTAACGATGGTGGAGGCCTGTACTGCAGCGAAGCCATTAATCGGGCCCTGGAACTCTGAGCCAGGCCGCCAGGCAACGCTGATGCCGGGAATACTGATATTGCCGCGGGCATCGGTAACCGGCGTATTGTTCAGCATAAACGAGGAAAGGTGCTCCTGATCCACCGGCCCGTAAATCGGCCCCTCGCTGATGAGGTCCAGCACCTGGTAAAACTGTTTGGATTTGAGATTATCGTCGAGGAGTTTGGGGGTGCTGGCTTTACCGCCGCCTGAAGACATAACGCCACCTTAGCTAATAGATTCTGTCCAGTCCTGGTTGTTCGACGTGTCAATGCCGAGGGATACCACGTTGGGGGCCACCACCATTTCACCCAACAGAAGCGCGACCGGGTGGCCCTGGCCGACACGGCTCTCGGTGCTGGTGAATGAATTGTTGGTGATGGTGTTGTTCTCCGCCGCCTCTGCTGAGGTTTTGGTTTTCATGTTGCGGGACATGTAAAGCGAGTAGGCAACCGAGGCGACCGACATCGTGATGGCCACGATGGCGACAATGGTGCCGGTTTCCAGCCCCGCCCCCTCCACAACCGGGACAAACGTCACGGTGGAGCCGCTGTCCAGATGGCGGTCCATGTGGAAGCGTGCGTTATCATTGTCCAGCTCATCGTCAACAACGCGGATTTGCACAGGCGAAGCCAGAAAGGATTTTTTGAAGGCGCGATCCTGCGCCAGCAGAAGGCGCAACCCCTGCGCAGGGGTATCGACAGCTAATTCGATTTCGCTGAAATGTCGGCGTAAATGCCCGCTAAATTTAAATCGCAGCATCGTTTGTGCCTCCAGATAGAATGGGTTTGCCTCATAAAGGCCAGGCGGTAATCCTCTCGCCTGCTGAGGTGCCCGGCGCAGTCGTGATGAAGAACCTTGCCACCCTCCAGCAGGATCATCGCGTGGCAGGGGTCAGCGCCCGGGAACGGCTGGCGAATGATCACATCGCCGGGCTGCGCATCACTGGCGGGAATCGGGTAAAAGCCATTTGCCGCCATATTTTTGATGTAGAGGTTTTCTCCACGTAGCCACCAGCCATCCGTCCGCTCAAAGTCCGGCAGATCCACACCAGCCAGGTGATAGGCGTCGCGAAACAGCGTGTAGCAGTCTGTGATGCCATGCTGAAACCGGCGGCCCAGCAGATGCGGTACCGGGCGGAACTGTCGCAGCGCGCCATTGCATGCCAGCCACCAGGGCAGGCCTGTTACAACCTGCGCCCGGCGGTCAGCACCAGACAGCACCGGGGAGTTCATCGGGTGTGAGTGGAATACGGCGGTTACCTCGCCTTCTCGCTCCGCCGCCAGCCAGTCGCCGTCGCTGATCCGGAAATGGCTCTCCGGACTGGGATGAATGTTGCGACAGGGAAATAACCGGCTGCCGTCGATGATCAGGCCGCACACCTCATCCTGCGACGAGGCCGCATAATCGAGTAATTTCTGCATCAGGACACCTTCTGGGATCCGGGGAAACTGCTGATGGGCATCGGCTCGGGACGCGGGTAACGGAAGCGGCAGCCGGAGCGTCGGTGCGAGCACTTATCTTTTGCCGGGTCGGTGGTCGGGTTATCACGCTCATCTGCAACCGGCGGGCCGTCATAGTTACACCCGGTGCCGCGATACTGCCACTGGCACACGTCGGCCAGAATGGTGCGGGCCGGGATAATGGCATTATCGCAGTCCACAGGCGTCGCCAGCTCGTACGTCACCTGCTCGAATGTCTCTTCGGTCATCCCCTCCACAACGTAGCGTGAGACCGCCTCCATGGTCGGGTTTGCGTCCGGGTTGCCGTTCGGGAAGTTCACCGCGTCCAGGTACTTAACCGGCACCTGCCGGCGGGTGACCACCACGCCGCACAGATCATTAAAATCGTGGTTAATGCCATAAATCAGACCGGAGATATTCGCAACCGCCATCGTAGGCCGGGCATAGGTGCCCTCGTTCTTATATTCGAAACCTTCCACGGTGATCGGGTATGCCGGGTAAGCGAGTCCGCGCCAGATGACATCGCCGAAATAACCGTTTGTGCCGGAATGGAAGCGGAGAACGTCGCCACCGAATGGCTGCAGATCAACTTCAAAGAGATCGATAAACGCGCCGACTCCGGCATCAACGCTTTCGATGATTAGCTCTGGTGGAATGTCGCGCACAAAAAACTCCCATAAAAAAGCCACCCAGAGGTGGCTACTGATCGTTTATCAGGATGTTCAATAAACGAAGGTACGGTTAAGCTGAATATCCCACAATAAAAAGGAGGTCTTATGTCTGGACTGGTGAACCCGAAATACTCACCCGAAGAGTCTGCATACGCATTACTGATTGAATTAGTCAGGGCTCAGAGGGTGCCTGTTTATTCAGGCGGGGATATTTCTAACCTGTTGTCGATGTATAGCCAGGCGGTACAACACTTTAAGAAAGAAGACGAAGGCAAGAGCTAGCTTTCATCAAACAATTTAAGAAAGCTTTTACGAACGGATTCGGCAACGGCTATCGCCTTCTCCGTTCGTTTATCTTCTTTCCATGTCAGTATTCCTTCGAGTTCGCGTGAAAGAGTTTTAGAAGCCTCCTCAATCACACAATCAGGTAAATCAAAAAATTTCATAGCTTTTTCCTTATCGAGGTACCTGTTCAAATGTGGCCGTCAGTTCATAAAGCGGCCCGTTTTTAACCATGCCCCAGGATCGACAGACAAACAGCGCCTGTGCCCCCGTATCAGATGGCGTCCAGTAGAAAGACTCGACCGCCATACGCGCCCGCAGGAAGGCCTCAGCCTCCGTTGCCGCATTCGCCCTGCACGGTCCGCTTACGCCCCGGAACACCAGGCTGTATTTCGCCATCAGCGGATTTATGCCCTTAATCTGTCTCTGCTCATACCCATCGCCCAGCTTGACGACGGCAACGTTCGGCGTGCGATCAACGCTGTAGCTTCGCTGCGGCGTCCATGTGAATGTTTCTGTCATTGGTCATCTCGTAGTATTATATTTTCGCCAATCGGCTGATTAACATGAGAAATATTTATGAATAATTTTGATGGTATGACATATGATCAAAAGCAGATCGTAGCGCTACGTCATACAGTGATGTTTATTGCGTCAGTCCTTTCTGATGAGCAGAAAGCTCATCTTGAAATGCTTACATCCAATCTCGACGATAAAATTGATGCCATGTACGGTCCATCAGAGGCAAAGCTAATGAAAGAAATTTATAAAATGAGTGAGGAAATCCTTTCCCTTCGACGAGTAGATTAATATTTTGCGGCCTGCGGGCCGCTCATTTTCTTCTACCCTGCAATATCCCTCCCGGGCGTGTGCTCTGGTCTATCATCATTTTTAGCATGTCATTACTCCACGCCTTACGAAGCCTTGCGATGTCCTCATCTCCAACTCCTCCTGTAGTATTTATCGTCAAGTTCATTACAGGATTAAACGAGCCACTGACCCCAGCCTTATCTGCCGGAATAACCTTCCCTGATTGGTTGGGAATGAACATCTGCTGACCACCAGCTGTCTGGAATATCTCCGACTGGCCGTTTTCATTGATGCGGTAGGCATTGCCTGCGGAGACGTTGCCGCCGTAGCGACGGCCTCCGCTCATGCTTACGCTAGCGATGTTCGATAAGAGAGAGGCTCCAGCAGTGGCAATAGCGGCGTAGCTTGCTAACTTTTCACCAACAGTTAATTTCGTCGGATCAGCCATTGCCTGCATGATTGCGGTATTCAAACTAAGTGTTGATTGGGCAATCGCAAATGCTTTTGCAGCAGCAAACATTGCTATATAGGCGCCACTACTCTTCCCGGAGGTGTTTTGAATCATAGTTGCCAGGCTATCAAAACTTTGGGATGCCGAACCCAGAATTGATCCTATCGCGGCAGTTTGGGCGTTTGCCTCTTCAATGGCTATTTTCCTTCGTGCATTCGACGCTTGTGTCTGAATCGCTGTCTTTGCATCTTCATATAGCTGGGTGTTCTGTTTATCTATCTGTTGATATTTGGCTAGAGCAGCCAGCTTCTGCTGTTCCTGCAAATCGATTTGAGCTAAAGGATCTACCACAGCGCTAGTAACTGCATCTGGCATAATCTTTGCCGCTACAATTTCCTGCTCTGCGTATTTTTTCCCCTGCTCTGCCTGCTGGCGCTGCTTAACAGCATTAGCTGCGTCCCATTCAGCGGCGGCATATTTTCTTATTTCATCAATTTGTCCAGCCGTAGCGCTTTTATTAAGCGACTGCTCAGCCCTTAGCATAGCCTGTTCGCGTGACAGATCCTGCGTTGCCCCGGTAGCGGTTTCTGCGCGCTGCTTATAATCTGCAATTTTTTGGGCGTTGGCCTCCATCTGAGTGGCTGCGCTTTTGCCCTGCTGCTCATTCTGCTGCTGCGCTTTCCGTCGTGCCTCCTCAGCTTCCTGCAGATCGTAATTCTCTGCAGCTAGACGTTCAGCAGACGCGATCTGGTTAGGGTTGTCAGTAACCTTAGACGCTGCCATTCTGGCTTTTGCTACTGCCCGCTGGCGCTCATCCTGTATTTTCAGAAGCTCGTTCTGCTCTTCAAGATTCAGGATTATTTTATCGCCATCGGTAGTTGGTGGGGCGATCTGCAATGATTTGGGATTGAAGTTCTGACCGGCCTGATTGGCCCGGTTGATTTCATCGGCTGTTTTGCCAAAGGCTCTGGCCACAGCCCCTTGCACCTGCTCGAGGGTAGAACCTTTCTCTATTAGGCGATCATGCACACCCATTGAGGTAAGCATGTTGTTACTGAGCGTGGATTCCATCTCATTTCGAACTTGGGAAGTGCGGGTTAATTTGTCCTGAATTTCAGCTCGATCACGTTCTTTTTGGTTAATCTGATCAGTTAATTTAGCAGCTCTTTGAAGCAGGCCATTTCCTTGCTCGGCTGTTGTACCAAACTGTTTTCCCTTTTCGATATAGTCATTTCGCTTAGCATTTAATTCCTCAATTTCATCGGTTAGATCGGATATTACATCTTGTTGACCTTCAATTGCAGAATTAGCATCTGATATGGCTCCGCGAAGCTGCTTATTGCTCATCGATTTCATAGAGTCATTGAGCTTATCCAGCCCATCAGCAAAGGCGATTGCCTCCTGCCGGGCCTGCTGCGCTGTTTGCCACCAGTAAAGCAGCGCGGATGCAGCAATCATTGCAACACCCGCCGGGCCGCCAATCAGCGAGAGAGCGCCACGAGCAAGGCCAAATCCCACCGATGCAGCGCGTGCCGCAGCCGCAGCCCTTGCAGTAGCTGCAGCCTGGGCGGTTTCGGCTTCCACCAGCGCCAGCGAAGCAGTGCGGGCACGTGATTTTGCTGCGTTGAGATTTTCCAGCGCCGTCATTTCGGCGCTACTGCCGCGAGCAACATTCAGTTCAGCCTGAGCTAGCGCAACGGCTGAGAAAGCCGCTTCTTTGTCAGCAAGGGTTTTTCTCTGCGCTGCGTTAGCAGCAATGAGTAGTGACTGCGCAGATTGGTTTTCTGCAGCGGTCTGCTGGCGCGTGGCGGCGACAGACTGAAGCTTGCCACTTACTGCGTCTTTCAACGATCCGGCATAGCGCCCGGCCATTACCAGGGCGAACGCTTTGGCGGCCAGTGTTGCGCTGTCGATGTAGCCCTTCATGGACTCAGAGCTTTCAGAGAAGCTCAGGATCGTATCGGCTGCGGTGATGATGCTGTTTGTGAAGCTCTGAATCACTCCGGTCTGCCCTTCAACTGCCACCAGCATAGAGGTAACGGCGGTCCGCATCCTGACGCTGGCATCGACCAGATTATTAGACATACCCGCAGCTGCAGCTGTGTTTGCCTCAAGTGACTGCTTCAGGCCTTCGGTAAGATCCGAAGCTGTAAGCTTACCTGATGCGCCAAGAGCGCGGACTGCTGCGGCTGATTTGCCGCTAGCTGTAGCAATATCGTTAATGACTGTCGGAATGGCAGTGGTGATAGATTCCCACTGGTCGGCAGATACGGTGCCGGTGTTTATCGCTTTGGTGAAGGCACTAATAGCAGAATCAGCACGCTCGGCAGACGCGGCGTTCTTCACGAACGCATAAGACATGGAGTCCTGGACGTCGATTGCCTGTTCGGTGGAGTACCCCATGCTGCGTAGTCCGTCAGCACTGCGAATATAAAGCTCCTGGGCCTCTGCCAGCGAACGATAAGTGCCGTTAGCAGTATTAAGGAGACGCTTCTGTACCCGCTCGAACTCATCCTGGCTGGAGGTCGCCATCTGTACACGTTCGGCCATCTCCTGGTAGCTTTGTACCATGCGAGCCATTTCACGCAGTGCAGAAACCGCGATCAATGCTTTCAGGGCAGAGGCCAGCTTGCTAAGCCCAGTATTCAGCCCATCGGCAGCATCATCCGCTTTCTCAAAGCCGCGCTCCATATTATTGGTGATGTTTTCTACCTGCTTATCTGCTTGTAGAAGTGCATGAGTATCGGCTTTGATCTCGTAATAAATGCCACCTACGTTTTCCATCTGCTTTCCTCCACGCAATAAAAAACCCCGCCGGAGCGGGGTTGTTCTTGATTGTTTTTTTATTAGGATTTCTGCAAGCAAGAATTGATATTGCTAGCGGACTCCCTGAGTACACCAATAACTTTATCAGGGCTAGCAGCAGAGAATGATGCTACATCATAAAATCCGCTGTTCGGTATAGCTCCAGAGTCTGTTTGGGCTTGTTGGATGTTCGCAAACTCGAAAATTGTCTTTCCATCTTTTTGCTTAATTTCTCCAACGAATCTTACGACGCGTTTTACAGCCAGTACGCCCTCTGTCAAGTAAGAACCATTGCCAGCAAAAATCAGCCCGCTGCTGGTATCGGTTTTTATAACCTCGCTACCATTAATCTGGGAGTTACTAGTAATATTGTAATAATTACCTGTATATGCACCAGTAAAACTTCTGGAACCATCAGACAATTGAACTTCGTTGTTAGTAATATTTTTTATGACGCATGATTTGAGGGAGTCCAGCTCGTACTTCCCTTGAGAAGGAAATGTAGCCGAATAGCCCTTCAAAAACTCGTACCCATCTTTGTGTCCCAGCTCAACACCTGGAGTGCTATTTAGAAAGGCAGCCCGTTCTTGAGACACACAACCCGAAAGAAAAATAGTCAAAGCAGTCGCTATCAAAACACCCTTCATGTCCCTATCCCCATCAGTAAAAGATGGGACTAATCCTATCAGGTGAGTGCGTCAGTGCAACGTGTTGCCTGATTTATCGTTTTCAGAGAACCGTCTCCATCGTTGCGCTCCGCTGTACGTCAAGCTCAACCATCTTGTCAGCCCAGTCCATGACCTCGTCATAGGCTTCTTCCGTCGGGATCTTGTCCTTCTCCTCCGCCGGGAACTTGGCATTCATTGCAGCGCGGAAACTGGTCATTGTCATGTTCCAGGCATCCGCCTCACTCATGCTTAGGTGAGCAACAGCAGTGTAGACGAATGACCGAACATCAAATTTACTCGAATATTCGTTTTTCTGACCTTTTAGCTGTTCCGGCGGCTGGTCTCCCATCACACCGTGGCGGATCAGATGCCGCGCCAGCTCTGTCACGTCGGTAACCGGCAACAAGCCGGGCCGGTAGAATAGCTTGCCTTTAGTGGTGACCTTGTACGTGCCGATCAGCTGACTGATGTTCTCTGTGCTGCAGGCGGTCACCACCCTGGCTGCCGCCGCTGCCATCTCAGCAAAACAGCGGGCCAGCACGTCGCGCATGATATCCGGCTCGCTAATCCGGTGCGTGGGATAATGCCCGGCGTGCACGGTGACGAACAACCTGACGATTTCTTCCGGAGCGCCGAGCCGGGACATCGCCAGAAAAGAGGGATTGAGGAATATCTCGCGGCCACCAGCGCGGATCACCGCCTGGCCGATATCTGTGATGACCTGCATAAAACCTCAAAGGGGCCGAAGCCCCATAATTAAGAAGTGACTACGACGTTAGCGAAGCCGGACGATACGCTGCTGGCCGTTGGGGATGAGACGACGCAGGCGTAAGTGCCATCGTCTGCCGCCGTCACACTGGCTTTGGTGTACGTTGACGCCGTCGCCCCGCCGATATCCTGACCGTCGTGCTGCCACTGGTAGCTAAGTGGAGAGCTGCCGCTGGTGGTGGCCGCCACGGTCAGCGTCAGCGTATCACCCTCTTCCAGCGTGCGGCTCTGCGGCTGGGTGGTGATCGTGATGGTGTCACCTACGTCGCGCACATCGACCAGGCCTGCACTCGAGGCTTCCAGCGACCATGTTGCGACGTCATCGTGAGGCGCTTCGTCCTGCCAGGTCGTCACTAGGAATGGCCCCTCGGTGATATCCAGCGGGGAGATGATTTTCAGCCAGACATAGGGCTGGTTGCTTGTTTCCGCTGGTGGATTATAAACGTGGCGCTTCATGGCCTTCTGGCCGTAGATCGCCTCCTTGCGGCTTACTCCGTCACCGGAAAAAGACACGTTTTTATAGGTGGTGACGTTCTCCTGGGTAAACGCCGCGCTCTGGTCGCCCGTTGCATCAGCGGTCTCCCACTCCACGCCCGTGGTTTTACCGCGCATCATGCCGAGGCGCTTGTACTGGTTCGCTGCTGGCTGAACCTCAGGGCAGCCGATCGCGTAATAAACGGCGACAGCAAGCCCTGTGAAAGCACCTGATTCACATCCGGCCATAAGTTTTTACTCCGTTACTGGGAAATGATGGTTCTGAAGTTGATTTCGAAGGCCACACGGCCCTCTTCGGTTCTGAAGGCGGGAACGCCGCCAACGGGCTGCATCAGGATGATGCATTCGGTCTGATACTCCAGGCTCATGGCCCGGCGGATAGCATCAGCATTATTTTCCACGGCATCGATACCGGGATCGTCCTGGCCGCTCAGCAGGATGATGCGGAAATAGTCGCGGGAAATGGCTTCTTCGTCACCCCCGCCGCCGCTCTGCTGGATGATGAGATAGCGCTCGTTCTGCGAGTCCGGACGCTCCATGAAAAAGCGTTTCTGCACCCGGTAGCCCGTATCAAAGCCGTGCTGCTGGAGCCAGGCGCGAAGAGCGTCATAAACCTCGCTGCGGGTCATAGTTTGTATCCTCGCCGGATGGTGTCCCGGATATCGTTCATGCCGTCACGCTCAAAGCCGTTTTTCAGGAAGTCCGGCTCACCGTTCGGATCCCAGTAGTTGCCGTTGCCGTTCGCGCGCGGCTGGCCTTTGAGCGTGCCCGGCGCGGCGTTGACCCGGGCGGCATAGCTGGCGGTGAAACCGACGTGCCCGGTCATGCCTTTCGGTATGGGGCGCAGCTCACGGAACTGGCTGTTTACCAGCGTGGAGGTGTCCATCGGCGTAATCTGGGCGGAATAGCCGATCCCCACAATCATTACCTCGGTGATCACCCGCCCGGTCACCGGCCCGGCTATCTGCCCGAGCAGTTTCCTGGTGTTCATCTGAACGCGTTTGATGCCCTTAACCGGCATACTGACCTCCTGTAAAATCAGGCCCCGAGGGAGTTGCGGTTAGACGTCAGGATTTTGTAGTCAGGCTCCTCTTCGAAGAACGACATATCCCACATCTTGACCGCCCGTATCACGTCGCCTTTCGCCTTAACCGGATCCGGCTCACTCGTGGTATCACCGATCGCAACATAATCGTTACGCAGCGGCTTACGCACGTCAGCGCCGTTGTGCTTAAGCTCTGTGGAGATAATCAGATTGGTGGTGAATTCGACACCGGCATCGTCTATGGACTCTTCCTGGTTCACCTCCCACGTGCAGTCAATGAGGTAAGGCTTGCCGGTGGCCCAGGTGCTGCTCCAGTCGTCATAGGTGCGTGGATAGACGGTGGCCAGGTTGGTGTAAACCCAGTTCGCAGTAGCGCTCACGGCTCCTCCCACCGGAGAATTTCCGGCTTAGTGGCGGCGACCTCGCGGCAGAAGATGAACCACTCGCCGTTGCTTTTGACATAGCCGGTCACCCTCCTGCCGCTGTCAGTCAGCACCCAGACTTTCGTAAATGGCTCCGGCAGACGCTGCTTAACGGATATCAGGGCCATCAGCGCCCCCCGTTGCTCATGCAGCCACCTTTGCCGATCCAGATGCCGCCGAACGCTGGCGCAGCAGTCGGATCGGGGGGGATGAGCGCCGTCGCGCAGCCGTGCTTGTCCAGCCCGCGCAGCAAGTTAAGTGAGCCTTTCCAGCGATCGGAGAACGACTGGTAGCGGAACGACCGGGAAGCGCCGTTTGGCGCGGTCTGGCTGGACAGATATTTATCACCCTGCCCCAGCCCCATCAGTGCCAGCACGTAAAGCTGGATAAGCATCGCTGTTGCGGCCGGATAATGCAGGCTCAGGCACGTTTCGATGCCGTTGACCTGCTCCACCAGTGCTGCCAGCACGAAATCAGGCAGGGTAATCCCCTGACCGCTGAGATACTGCTGCGCCTGTTCGGGATTTACCATGGCTGACTCCTGAAATAAGAAGCCCCGCCGGAACGGGGCATAAAAAAACCGCCTGAGCGGCGGCTGTTATTCAGCGGGGAAGAGTTTCTCAAGCTCACCGTCAGGCAGAAGGCTTGCCAGCTCGTCCGCCCCCTTGCGTCCGTCGAACTCAATGCCCAGATCTTTAAGCCGTTTGGCAATAACACCTTTGCGGTCACCGGGATTGCTGGTGGCTGCAGGCGTCGCCGGATTAAGCGCACCACCAGCTTCTCCACGCATCAGGCGGACGTTTGGTTTCAACGCCGGGTGAAGGCTTTCAAACTCCACCACATCACCGACCGTCACACCGTGCCAGGGGCGAATTACTTCGTACTTAGCCATGAGTTCTCCTTAGCCTAGGTTCGCGCCGTAAAGCACACCGGAGTGGCCTTCGTCGTCACGTTTGATCTGCAGGCCTTCCGCAGACATGATCTGGAAGTTGTAGTTGCTCTGTGGCAGTGGGCGCGGCAGCGGAATGACGCCGACGGCCATACCAACCAGCGGCGAAACCACATCCTGACGGCGTTCGTAGGCGAGGAACTCGTTACCCTTGAGCGCGTAGGTCATGCGGATATCTTTCACCGGCATAAACTTGCGGATGGCATCCAGAACGGTACCGCTCACGATGGCATTTGCACCGTTACCGACCTCAATCGTGTACGGCTTCGAGAGGTTTGCCATGATTTCAGAGCTCAGCCACAGCACATCATAGACGGTGACCTGGTTCGCGCGGGCAGTCAGCCCGAACGGGCCCGTGGCACCGAAGAACGCCAGAGCCTGCGCCGGGGTGCAGGTGGTGAGATCAATGCTTACCCCACCAGCACCGGCTCCGAGGTTAATCTTTGCGGTGTTGCGGTGGTTACGCAGCCCCTGAGACGGGTATTTCTGCACCTTGATGCTGGCATTTCCGTCCAGATAACCCTTTACACGACGCTTATGGAACTGCCGCATCTTGGCTGCCTGAGAATCCAGAGCGATATCAATACCCACCGTGTTCAGGCCAGCAGCAAGACGCCAGTTAACACCATAACCGGCGGTGTAAACCGGCACAGGATCACCGTCGCTGTCGTAGTCGGTCTGATCGAAGGAGTACGGCGGCTGCCCGTCCAGGCTGACCTGCACATCATCGGCAATATCGCCGACAACAGTGTAAAGCTTCGCAGTTTTGCCGATGTTGAGGACCTGCATAACGCTCATCAGGTCGTTCACGATTTCCATACCGACTTGCTGATCGCGCAGCTGAATAACCTGACGGTCGATTTCAGCCCAGAACTCACGCCCCAGACCATCGCCCGCCAGGGCATTGGCAGCCAGCGTTTCGGCATCCATCACGCCCCGGTACTGGTTAACCATAAGCTGGTGGGAGGTATCCCAGATATTGCGCTGGGACCAGAGGGAGTTCCAGTGCTGGTGCAGGCGACGGTTAGTCGCCAGGGTTTCACGGGAAAAATACATGTGCGTGTGTCCTTGAATTATGCGCCAGCAGCTGCGGCAGCAGTGCCGACACGCATACGAACGCGGATGAAATCGGTAGCGCCTGCCGCAATGGTGGCTTCGTCCTGGCTGTAGCCGATCACCGCGTCGGTGTCGTCGGTGGCCAGCGTGAACTGACCATTCGCGCCGAGCTTAATCGGGCTGTCTTTTTTGTACGTGCCGGGCACGCACAGCAGCGCCAGCTCGCGCGCCTCTTCGACGTAGTTGCCCACCGCGGAATCACCTTCCGGGACGGCGTCACGAATGCCCAGGCCCTGATGGTAGGCGCAGTCGATAATGTAGAGGCGTCCGGTCAGCGCGGTAGCCTGCGCAAACTCGTCTTCGCCATTGATGATCGCCGCGGTACCCGGCAACAGGGCAGCGGCAGTGGTACGGGTTTCGGTCTTATAGAGCGACTGCCCGTCGATATTTACGCGACGATAGCGGGATGCCATGCGCGGTCTCCTTCAAAGTTGGTTGCGGATCGGTTAAGCAGGGAGTTAAGCCGGGAAGTAAGTGGACGGGTCCGGCGCACCAGTCTGGCCCGGCTGCGTCGCGGAATTAGTACCAAGCGGTGCGGCAGTACCCAGCTTGCTGAACATCTCTTTCAGTGCCGGGCCTGACAGGGCGTTAGCCACGAGCTCGCCGTGTACTGCCTGCACAGCGTCACGCATCGTCTTTTCTTCAGCGCGGGAATTAGCGGTGAGGGTTTCGGCAAGCTGCTGGTGGTTGGCCTGAAGGGCTGTGATTTGCTCGGTGACCGGCTTCAGTGCATCAGCGAAATTAGCAGCCAGGCCCTTGCCGATCTCAGTAATCAGCTCTTGTTTTTCTTCAGTGGTTAAAGGCATGTCGCCCTCCGTTTGATGGTTGGTTGCAGGCGGATCCTGCGGAGTGAAAAGAGATTTAACTTTGTTGGCTACGACGGTAACCCAGGACTCCTGGCGGGCAACCGGCGTTCCGGTGTCGTCGAAGTTGATTTTCCCGCCCTCGGACGTGTAGCCGAACACCTGGGCGTTGCCCCCGTTGCGGATGATGACCACCTGGCTGTCAGTGAAGTCGGCCACCCAGGCGTATTCGTTCTCGCCAGGCGCAAACCGGGCCTTAGCCGCACGGTCGAGGCGCTGCTCTCGCTCCCGGTAGGATTCACCTACCAGCGCGCCGGAGTTAGCCTTAAGTGGCGTGGCAAGGTCAGCGTTGACCATCAGGCCGACGCCTTTCTCAGGTCCCGCTGCGGGCAGCTCGTGAAGCAGAATGGCGTCGTGGTCGATGGCGTGGATTTTTACAACCCACTTCGCGCCCTGGTCCTGCAGGTCTTTGGGTGCCGGAGTGCGCTCGCGAAATACGGCGACGCTGGACCAGATAGGATCGGTTGTTTCGCCCTTCTCGATGGCCTCAATGCGCTGCAGCAGCTCCACTCCGCCGGGGGATTCCATGGCTTTGTTAACGTCGATCCACTTTTCCGCATAAACGCGGTTTCCCTGCAGGCTGACGTTGCGGTTCCAAGCGCCGATAAAGCCCACGTTCAGCCCCTCAGGGGAAAACGCAGAGACGAACTGCCCATCCACCATCGGGTGGCCCAGCGGGGCCAGCGTCCCCTCCAGGGTCCGGTAATTCGCGCTGATCTCCGCCTCAGGATAGAACTCCTCGTTCATGATGACGTTGGCCGGCAGGGTGTAACTCGGGATCACCACGTGCTCACGGTCGTTATAGGTCTCGCGGCGAATGGCTTTGTTATCGACCTTATGGTTGATATGAATCTGAGAGGGCATGCTGATTTCTCGCTGTTATGCGGCGTGGTGATGCCCGCAGCCGCAATGTAAGTGGTTGGCGACAAGACCGGCCTTCTGCGCCTTCTCCAGCCGTTTCTTCGCCATGTCGATGACGTTCGGGTTAAGTGGCCTGCCATCGGCATCCACCAGCACCGCTACCTGCGTGCATTTGCAGTTAATGGCGTTACCGTCAACGCTGTACCAGTCCCGCACTTCCTCGGTGGTGTAAAGATGGGCGTGACGCAACGCGTGCTTACGGCGTGTCGTCGGGCTTAGTGCGGAGAGGTGCATCTGCCGCGTCATGATGCCGTACTGGGCCTCGGCCTCGTCCGACTCATCCCAGCGGGCCCGGCGCAAAGCCGTGGTTATTTCGGTCCGGGCGATACGCTTTGCGCGCCCGATCTCCATCCCGGTCTGCTCAGTGAGCCGTTTGGCAATATCACGGGGGTTTTGGCCCCGACCTATGCCGTCGGTAAGGATCCGCGCCATATCCGATTTCGTGCGCGCACTGAGGTTTTTCATCTCCTCAAATACACGGGTACGCACCAGCAGCAGACGACGCTGATAAGGTTCGCTCAGCAGCAGCTGCTGGAAGCTCTCCCGTCCGGCGGCGTAAACCGTTGACTGCTGCGACAGACTGGCGAACTCCTGCGCAGTGCCGCGCTGGTACGCCTGGTTAACGTAATCTCGCCAGAACCAGAAGTTCGACTCATTACCGCAGTAGAGGATCTCATCCACCAGCGCGGAGGCGTTCTCCAGCAGCATGGACAGGAGCGAAGTATCAAGGTCGAAGGTGTAGCGGAGATTTACAGCGGGTGATGCGGGTATGCGGTCGAGGATGCTCTGGTAGGCTTTGGCGATACGCTTGATCCGCCTTGATAACTCATTCATCGCGCCACGCTCGAGGCGGTCTGCGCCTGTCGGGTCGCTAAGGTTTCCGGGCAGAATCGGAGGTTTTATTATCCTCTTCGTCTTTATCTTCATCGTCATCCTCTCCCAGCGGTGCCGGTGATCCCTCATACCCGGCGGCCACGCGGATTTCTTCGCCTGTGAACGGCTGCTCGCCGGTGGCTGCTGAAGCGCTATTTATCTCGGCCATCAGCTTGGCGGATGCCAGCTTCTCAGCGCCGGAGCTGGCGTTCAGGTCATCCCAGATAACCGTCTTTTGTGGTACCGCGTCGAGAATGCCCAGTGCCACCAGCTTGTCGCACAGGTCTTCTATTTCGAACGACAGATCTCCGCGCCGGGACTGACAGCGTGCATTGAAGTAGCGCTGGTCTTCAGTGCTGGCACGCTCGCCTGTCTGCATGCCCACAAGGATTTTGGTCGGGATATCCAGCGCGGCGGCTGCCGTCTGGAGGTTTACGTTGTAGGTTGGACCGGGGTCAGCGACAGAGGTCACCAGCGGCGTCACTGTTGCGCCCTGGGTGGTCAGCAGCGCATCGTTGCCTCGGTTGACCTCAACGGCGGCCTCGTTGAACTTCTCCTGCAGCTCTTCGACGCTGACACCGTACATGGATGCGAGGTTGCTGAACTCGATTTCTCTGTCGAAGTTGATATTCAGCTGGCGCGCGGCGTTCTTTAGGAAGGATTCGCCGCTGCCGCCCTCCACTTTCTCCAGGCTGACGAAAGCGTTATAGGCTGCCTCCAGAAAGCCAATGGCGTCTGCTGAGTAATCGCCGAGAATAAACACGCGGTCAGGGTGGACATTAACGCGCCGGGTGCTGCCGTTCGGTAGCCGCTCAACGTACTGCCACATTGTCGGCTGTCCGTAGGTACGGGAGTTCAGCCCGGTGTCCCATGCAGAAGGCACCAGCGCTCCCGCCCAGGCGACGGTGACTTTTTCCAGCCCACGCCCCTTCGTTACAGGCAGATTCCAGTCTTTATCGTCGCGAATATGCAGCAGGATGCCGGAATAACGTCCCACCAGCCGCCGCAGGTCAGCATCGGCAAATGCGCGCCAGAAGCGATGGGTAAAGACAGCTTTGGCTTTGCTCTCCCATGTAGTTACCTCGCGCGTTTCGTCGGCCTTCTCCCCCTCGATGATCTCCGGGTTGCTGAGCCAGCAGTTGTTGATAATTTTACGCACCGCGCCGTGAGCGATACCGCCGCGCCGGTACAGGCTGTAGAGGTCATCAAAGGTCAGATCCTCTTTGAAGCCGTACTCGCACCACGCCGTGCTGCGCTTGGCATCCAGCCCCATTGTCGGGTTAGCCGCCAGCATACGGGCGCGCGCAAGCCTGGCATCGGCCAACGCATGGTTGACGGCCAGTTGAAGGTTATTGTTCATGCTGGGGTCCGGTTGATGGGGTTAAGGCAATAAAAAAGGCCGCCGAAGCGACCTTAACTTTGATTACTAATGTTATGAGGTTTTGAGTATGTAATCAGAAATATCTTCTGCGAGCTTACCGTACTTTTGCGCAACTGGCACAAGTGTGGAATCAGCAAGAGTGGAAGTCTTTTTAGACAAAATATAATCCCGAACGTCTGCTTCGTGGATCAACTGCCCGGGATTCTCTACGATAACTTTTTTCAGCGCTTCATAAAACAAAGAAGACTCAGTGTCATGCGTGGTGTACCAAGTGCTACGGCTAAGCCAAGAGTCGAAATGGTGTAAACCTGAAGTCATATAACCTCCAACTGCATTAATGGAAGTATCAATTATATCGCAAAAGGCTTATATCGATTTTCTCTGTAAGCGCTTCGGTATCATCATGCCCATCGGCTGCGCGCCGCCTAGCTCGGTAAGGGCGTAAACAGCCGCGTCGAGACGGTCAGGTGACTTTTTCGCGGTGGCTGGCACATACTCCATCAGCTGATTCTCCAGCACATAGAGATTGCCGTTATGCGCGACGCGGCCCTGCTCATAGAGCGCTGAGATTGGTTCAGCGCGGGCGTATTTCCCCTTGCTGGCATGGACACGGATAATGCGACCTTTGTACCCGGCATTACGCAGCGTTTCCTCGGCCATATCGCCGCCCTGGTTCGTTTCGATAACGATCGCATCGGCTTCGTGCTCTTCATAAGCCCAAATGGCCTTTTTGGCCCAGCCAGCCGGTGAATATTTGCCGCTATAGTCCCCATCAACAGAGAACTGCTTTTTATCACCAGAACCATAAGCACTGGCAGCCACAATACCGGATTCGTCGCTTTCATCGCTGTTGGTTGCCTGCGGGTCGATGGCCACTACCGAGCGAACCTTGTCGAAACGGATATGCAGGTCGCGGGAGGCGCTGATCATCGCCTCATTCCACAGCGCACCCTCTGCATTGAAACGCCGCGGCTTCTGCATGTACTGCGCCTCGGCAGTGCGCCGGTGCGAAAACAGGGAAACGCGGTGAGTCTCGTTGTGCTTGAACGGCCAGAGCCAGCCATCAGGAAGCCCATGGTCAATCGGGATAGCGTGGCTGTTCTCCGGATACTGCGCCAAATACGCCTGGCTGTTGTCGATGAGCACCGGCAGGTTAAGGTGATGCCACTTTTCGCCGGACCCGCCGCGCAACAGGTAGCCACTCAGGTCGTGATAGTGAATGCGCTGCATAATCACAATCATCGGCGTCGTTTCGATCGCCAGACGCGACTTGATGGTTTCGTTAAAGCGGTTGTTAACGCCGTCGCGGACGATCTCGGAATAAGCGTCGTCCGGTTTTACAGGGTCATCGATAATCAGCGCGCCCTGCCAGCCTGGTTCCATATGCCCGGCACGAAAGCCTGTAACCTGCCCGGCTGCCGAACTGGCGTACACTCCGCCACCGAATTCGTTCCACCACATCGCCTTACTGTCAGCATCATCGCGAAGCGACATAGGCCACATGGACTGGTAGGCCTGCGATTTGATCATGCCGCGTGCGGTCGAGGAATTGAGCAGCGCCAGCTGGTGGGAATAAGACAGGTGCATAAAGCGGGCACGCTGATTAAGCGCCAGCCCACGCCCCATCATGTTGATGGTTGCCAGCTCGGTTTTGGTGTAACCAGGCGGGACGTTGATAATCAGCCGCTGTATCTCGCCATCTATCACCCTGTCCAGTGTCTGCTGGATCACCCGGTGATGCGGCGCAACAATCATCTTGCCGCCGGTGCGTTGTTTAAAGAAGTAGCGTGCGTAATATAGGCCATCCTCCACGCACTCCACGCGGCGGGCGAAAAGCTTTTGCTCAGCAGTCGTCATCCTCCAGCATCTCCCGCCGCGCAGCTTTGTAATCGTCTTTGTTCATGGTGACTGTCTCGATAGCGCCCCCATTCGGCCCGGAATGCTCGAACTTATGCTTATTGGTGTAGGCGTCGCCCACCTCTTTGGCTGCCTGCTCAATGAGCTGGGATGCCAGCGCAAAGTTCTTCATGCCCTCTGTTTTGGTTGCCATGCGATCCAGCGCGCGCAGCCGGTACGCCTTGTTTGCGATCGGAATATCAGAGATCTCGTTCTGGAAGCGATCGCGGGTGGCGTTGAACATGCCCACCCACTTTTGCGCCAGGCCTTTCCCGTTCGCTTTCGTCGGGTCGTGTGATTCCACCTGCTGGCGGGCGATCGTGAGTCCGAACTCTTTCTTGACGGCCTCGACTACCTGAGAGGGGGTGTCAAAGCAGGCTAACGACTGGACGATGAAGGCTTTGACCTCTCCTTTTAATGCCGCCATTGGTTACCTGCCTGTCATAATTAGTCAAAATTTAAGCCAGTTTCATAAGGCACGTTCCGCATGCTCGTGCGATATCAAGATGGGCAACCTCCGCAGGCTTGTTCGCAGCGTCCACCAGCTCCTGCACATCTTGGCTGGCACCGTAGCGCCGGACAACGCCGACAAACTCTTCAACGTCGTGGCCACGTAGTTTCAGCTTCGGCTGCCCTTCACGCGTGAACTTCGGTGCGCCAAACTCATCCGTCTCCTGTGCAATGTGGTACAGCTCGTGCTCCACCAGCGCACAGAACTCCAGATCTGAACACTGAGCGCAGTAATCTGCCGCCAGGGTAATGATGAAGTCAGGGATGCGCCCGAACCATTCATACATCTGCTGTTCCATGCGGGCTTTTTGCCACCCTCCGGCGCGCATCATCACCTCTTCCGCCTGGCCCAGTACGGCTCGCCCCCTTTTATCGAACGCATTCGATGCCCAGAGGAAGCACAAATCGGCCTCCAGCAGGTGAGCATGGTCAGGGTTATGCAGATTGCCGTCTTCGCTGAGGATCTCGGCATGAAGCCATTCGTGAACGCCTTCAGCGGGAATGATGCGGATGTACGGTTTGAAGTCGGGATTGTCTACGAACAGGGACGGCGGATAAGGACGCCATTCGTCAGCTGTTGACCTCTTCTTCATGGCTGGCCTCGTCCTGTTTCTCGGCGTTCTCTACTATTTGCTGTTCTGCGGGTTCTTCAGTCTGCTCGGCTGCCGGCTGTTCCGGCTGCAAAGTTTCTGCCACCAGCGCAAAATGGAATCGTTTGACGTCGCTCGGCGGGAAATACATCCAGTCGCCATTCTCCATAGAGAGTGCGACAAAGCCGTTGATCAGCTCAGGTTGCCGACGAGCCATACGCCCGGTGAACTCCTCACGGTCCTGCGTAGTGATAGTGATCTGGTACGTTTCGCTCATGATTTTACCTGTGAGTTTAAAGGCCAGCTTCGCGACGCTTCACAGCGTGGCTAACCGTGTTGCAGTGGAGAGAGAGCATCATCAGGCGATACGCCTTAACATGAACGCTTGTATAGTCTGCGCCCAATGATAAAGTTAGTCCGTCATCTATAAAAACCAATAATGAAACGGAGATTATGAATGCTTAGTTTGCTTTTAAAACTGTTTGGTTTCTTTATGAGCTTGTGGGGTGGGCTCAGTGAGCAGCAAAAGGAAAAGATAATCGATGCCATCGTCGAAAGCTTTACCTCCATTTTTAGAGATTACTTCCATAAGCGTAAGGATGCTTGATATGGTCAAGTTAAAAGATGTCGTAGCAAATGCTAATGCAAGTAGCACAGGGCTTGCTTTTTTATCGAGCCCACTTTCTAAAACCTCTGCAATTGCCACAAAAATTGCTGCTGGGATAACAATCAGCGGCGCCTTCAGCAACAAAGAATCAAAGGATATCGTTAAATTTTCTGAGCAAGCCGAAAAGATCGTTACTCAAGACTCGTTCATTGATGAGCTGGATACTAAAATTGGAGTTTCGCGCGAAAACGAAAGCGAAGATGAGTTCATCGCTCGTGCAAAAAAGGAAATGCGTGCTCTCTTAAAGGCAAAACTCAAATAAGGAAGAAAGCGGCTCTCTGGTTGCTCGGTTACCTTAGACATTGTGTATTGATGTAATCCTGCAGGTAACCTACCTGCTTCGTCACTGTGGCGATCCGCTCTTTGAGGGTGAAATAATCCCGTTGAGCGGACTCTGTAAGTCGGGGGCCGGAAGCATCGCCCAGGCTGCCGGTGCTGGTCTCTCCGGTCGCGGGGCATTCTGCGTTGAGCCGCAGCCGCTTACGGCCAGCAGCAACATCACGTTCAAGCTGATCGATAGTTTCCTTGGCATCTGCCAGTTCTCCGGTATATTTGGCATCCAGCGCGGCCACGTCACGCTGCCGCGTCTGCATGTCGGTGATAGTCTGGTTCGCCAGCTGCAGGTTATGCTCGGCGGCGTCCGCGCGTTGCTGCTCATCGGCAATCTTGCCGGTAAGATGCCAGACCACCAGCAAAGAGAGCAGTAATTCGCCCAGCAGCAGTAATACCACTTGGCTAAATTTCATATTTACTCTCCGCCAGGCACATTGAGCGCTCCATCTCGCGCCGGTTCTGGAGGCCCTTCCACTTCATGCCACCAGCGTAAACCCAGCGGCGCATCTCTTCGCACGCTCCGGCATGGTCGCCTTTATTCAGCTTGCGCAGCAGAGTGGACTTGGAAAACGCATCAGATCCGACGTTGAACACGAAGCTGTAGAGCGCGGCGCGCTGATACTCGTTCAGTGGTGCTTTGACCAGACTATCGACCGTTTTCTTGGCTGGCTGGAGGTCTTTCCACAGCAGGTTGTCACACTCCCGATCGGAGTACTTCTTCCCTCTCACGATATCGCGGCCCGTATGGCCATCGCAGACGGTCCATACTCCGGCGACGTCTTTATAGGCTTCGTACTTTCGCCCCTCGACGCCATCCTGCCCGCCGAGGAATAGTGAGGCGATCAGCATTGCACCGCCACCAGCGGCGGCGATGAGTTTTTTACGCAGGCTGCTGGTCATTGGCATTTCAGTCATCTCCTACTTTTACCGCCGGGCCGTATTTCTCCAGCGCTTTTACCTGCGCATTAGCGACCTTACGTTTGAAGTACCAGTTAATAAGGCCTGTGATGACGATGCCCGCAATACCAGCCAACACGCCGACAGCACTCCATTCATCAGGGCTCAGTTTTGTCAGAACACCATTCAGGATGGTGCCGCCGGAAGTGCCGAGCGCGACACCGGTTACGAGTTTGCTCATATGGGACATGTCTCTCACCTCCGATAAGGTCGGAGTGCTGTGTGCTATAAATAGGGACGCCCGGTAAAAGCCGGGTCGCGGGGAGTTTTAATACGTAATTCTGGAGAGATAAAAATGATGCACAGGATAAGGAGTTTCAGCCTGATTTGTTGTTTTGGGTTAACCGGTTGTGTTGTCGCAGATATGGACTCAAGTAATTACACCTCTTTCCCATATGTTCAGACATTCCAGAAGCCACAGACTATGGGCCACACAGATGTGCAGACTCGCCGGAACGATTTATACGAGTGCGGCGTTGACAGGAAATTTTCGCTTAATTCATGGGATGAAAAATTTTGTCGCAACTGCCTGAAGCCCGGCGAGACGATAGAGCAGCTCACTGCCAGAACTAAAAAGGTAGAGAACTGCATGAAGTCAAAAGGATACGTAATGCAGGATTTCGGAGAATGCGGACCACTTAAAAAGCCAAGCGGCTTGTGTAACTAACGCAGTGCCTTTCGAAAATAAAAAACCCGCTCAATGGCGGGCTTCTTTGATGTTTGCTGCTCAGTTCGCTTTAACGTCCCGAGCCTATCACAATTCAATCATCAGATGGCTCACTTTGCAAGTAAAATCTTTCGCTATTTGTGCCGAATGTGTTACACATTGGCCTATACAGCATCGATTCAGCCATACTTAACCACATATCGATCCGGCGGCGACACGTCATATAACTCCAGTCCGGGTGCTGTTCCTGCAGCCCCTCGGCCATCTGCCGCTTGCTCTTCCGCCAGCGGTAGCGCTGCGCCAGAATGCCGAACAGGCCTGCATAGCCCGGGTTGACCAGCACAGCACCGATCACACCATCAATTTTCAGCCCTTCCTCATCGGAGCAAAATGCCAAACCGCTTTTGTTTTTGCCACTGAGCATTTCACGGAGGAACTCTTCCAGCTCCGGCTTAGATATACCGGCTTTCTTTATGCGCCGCAGGGCTTCATTGATTGCGGTCTTGCTTACCGTTTTGCTGGTCAGCAGCTGATTGAACATATTCCCGGCACTACTTCCGCCGATATAGGACCAGCGCCCCCACATGCGCAGCTTTCCCTGGATCCAGACGCTCTCCAGCGTGCGCAGGCGCGCATGCTCCCCTGCTTTGCCAACTTCTGCCGCGTGAATCATGCTGCTGCTCCTGCCATCTGGTAAATGTGAATAAAGTTGCGAAGAATGCGGTAATCCACCAGCACCGAATCCGGGCGGCGGAAAATACGAAGGCGCTGCCAGCGCATGCGAAGTAATTCGATAAATTCAGGCTTCACGCAGCCTCCTGCTGTTTCAGTTCTTTAAGTTTTGCGCGGTACTCATCGCGGATACGGATGTAGTCGTTGCGTTTCCATTTCGGTAATTCGTGCGAGCCCATCAACACGTCAAAACGGGTCTGGCCAATTTTGGCGATCAGTGCCGGGCGGTATGCCGCGAGGTTGCCTGACAAATGGTTATTACAGGGCGCGCACTGCTTATGGCAGTTTTCCTCGTTGAATCGCAGCTCCGGATTTGCGCCGGTGGTGCGATAGTGCCCGGCGTGATACTGGCCCTCGTGGTGGCGGCCGCAACTGATACACGGCAGGAAGCGATCGCGGTACCTGATAAATTCGTTGAAGGCCTGTTGCGCCTGGGTACGGAAATAGCTAAGGGGCTTAACAGCCTGGCGGCGTTCGGCCTCCACTGCCCGCTGCTTTTTGGCCTCTTCGCGCTGGCGCTGCTTCTCAGCCCGCATAGCCTCGGCACGTTTCTTTGCAGTCTGCTCTTTGGCTATGACAGTGGCGCACTCGTAGCAGCAAACGATCTGGCCGTCGCGCGACGGGTGGAACCACTGGCGGCAGCTCTGGTTTGCGCACTTACGGCGAGGTTTCTTAGCCATGCTCACCCCCACGCCTTGCTTTGCCATATCCGGCTCGGGCGCGGCGGCTTATTGCTTTCCGGCAGCAGGGCGCTCACGGTCCAGGTGATGAGATCGGCATTCAGGCTTCGCTCGACTTTGACGCCCCGGCGTTGGTATTGCGCCAGTAGCTCTCCTGCCTGCGCTGTGGTGCAGTCGGTATGATAGAACCAGGTATCTTTCATCGACTCAGCCCCCGAAGTGCTGCAGCTGTGCGGCGGCGTTCTCGGCCTCCCCCTCGCTGCGGAATGCACGGCAGAGGATCCAGCGCCAAAGCACATCAAGCGCGGCTTTGTAGAGCTGCTGGAACTCCAGCTCGTCCATGCTGGCGAACGCGATGCTTCTGGGGTGTTTGCGGAGAGTACCGTCAGGCAGCTGGATGGCGTCGTAGTGGCCCGCCTCCACGATCACCCATGAGCGATAGGCGTCGAAGGATTTGCAGATGCTGATGCTACCGGCGCGGCGGTCAGCGATACGCGCCAGGTACTGCTCAGCGGCATCCAGCAGTGCGCCTTCACTGCCGCCGAACGTGGCGAGGAATTTTGCATACCCGGTAACCAGCCTGCGCTCATTCGAGGAGATCGCGCCGCCGGTGGGCTCCCAGTATTCGAATCCAAGGTTCAGCAAGGAAAAGAAGCGACGGTGGAATGCCGGGTTACGGACCTGTTTGAAATCGGCCACCAGCACGGCGCCGAGCTTGCATTTTGAATGCAGAAAATCGCTGGTCTCCGGCGTCGCGGGGATCAGGATTCCTGATGACTGCTTGATGAGTTGTAGTTGCTGCGCCATGGTTTTCTCCGTGGCGCTGCGATGCTCCGATGCCGTTGTTCAGGCGGCAGGGTGATTATGTCAGTGAGTCATTGTTCCGGTCAAACGATCCGGCTGCTTTTGCTAACTCAATAAAATCCTCGAGTGCAAGGAGGTGTTGATTAGGACGCACTCTCTCAAGCCCGGTTACCCTCCCGTCTTCATACGTGACAAGGTACTTACCGCCCTGCTGCTTGATGATGTTGACCGCCTCAGCGATGTCCAAATCCACAACTAACCCCCTTAGCGTTCAGACGCTTAAACTCACTATGACTAACCAGTTTTGGTTGCTCGCCTTCTGTATGCGAACCACCTTAGCAGATCGGATAAATTCTCTAATAACCTGCAAAGCAGAAAGTTTAAATTATATGCTGGTACGTAATCATAGGTCACAACAACTGTTTTTATATACAGTATTTTATAAAGCATTTTTATGCAACTAAAAATAAGAAAATGATATTAAAAGCTATTTTTTTACCTTAGCACATCATACCAAGGAACCTTTAAGTCCGTGCTGCGGGGGAGGTAAGAGAGTTGATGTTTGATTACTGTAAATGCCACCTATAAGAAGTAGATTGAAGGTCAGGTTACTTGTTCTAAGAAACATCATTGGCATACAGGTGAACATTCAACTTGTTTTGTTGTTCATGATCTAAAGTGTCTGTGTACCATTTCGATATAAACACCCTATCTATAATTGGGAGGAAGTCTTTATGTCAATAAAGTCTTTTAAAGATAAATAATAATTTCGAACATACCTACAGCATAATAACCATACTCAGTAGAAGAATAAAAACATCTCTTATAATAAAATTATTATTATTATTTTAATAATACTTTATATTTTGGATAAGTATTAGCGGTGAGTAATAGGTTTTGCATAAGTAAGCTCATGAGCACACCGGAAAAGTACTGATTATAGTTACAGTAAACTACTAAAAATGTGTTTCCAGCGAAGAGATCCCATTACCCCTGGAAATGCATACAGCAATATTTCAGCTCAAAAGATAAAATTGACTAAAATCAAATTTAAGGATATGTTTATTATAACACGCATTAAATAATTATATATCATATAGTTACCATCAAATGCCTTCTAAGCTCAAGGTGTTACAAAACTATCATTTATGCAAAAAAAACTTACATACCTGCCATAAAGCATAGATTTTGAAAATTTGTGAGTGTATAAATTAAGATAAACAATGCAAAGTAAAACCTTTAAAAGGAAATTCAAATTGTCTAAAATTACCATAAGCGCAGCTCCGGCTAAAAAATTCTTCGTTGACATGCTTACGCGCGACATCGAGCTTATTGATGCCATATTAGACTTGATTGATAATAGTCTGGATGGGGCGATGCGTGAAACCATTGATAAAGCTTCTGATGAAAAAAAATATAAAGGATACTATGCAAAGTTAACGATGGATGACAAAAAATTTATCATAGAAGACAATTGCGGTGGTATACCTCTCGATTTGGCATACGATCAAGCCTTCAGACTAGGTAATACTAAATTTGGTCAAGTTCGTGACATGCCAACAATTGGAGTATATGGAATTGGCATGAAACGTGCAATTTTTAAACTTGGTAAAAGTTCGTTAGTTTCGACTAAAACTATAAAAGACGAATATCGTGTGGAAGTCAGCCCTGAATGGCTTCTAGATGATAACAATTGGGAATTACCATTCAAAAGTGTTAAAACAAATTTAGATGACACAGGCACTATTATTGAAGTTGATCAACTAAGAGAGTCTATATCTCAGTTGCTTGGTGATGAGAAGGTTTTTCAATCTAATTTAATTAATGTTATTTCACATCATTTCGCAATTGTCATAAATAAAGGCTTCAAAATCACTTTAAACGGGAAAACCATTCACCCAAGCCTAACATCCTTAATGATGAATGATAAGTCTTTCAAAGAAAGCACAGGGCTTGCTCCTTACGTTTATGTTAATGATATTAAAGGAGTAAAAATAGAACTTGCTGTGGGTTTTTATAGAGAATTAACTACTGAAGAAGAAGATGAGCAATATTTAGAAAGTAAAAACTCGAGTGAAAAGGCCGGATGGACAATTATTTGCAACGACAGAGTAGTAGTATATGCAGACAAAACACGCCTAACCGGATGGGGAGAGGCAGGAGTTCCTGGTTATCACCCACAATTTATTGGCATTGCCGGAGTACTAAAATTCACATCCAATGATGCATCGTTATTACCGGTCACAACGACTAAACGTGGTGTAGATGGTAACTCAGATCTATACTTAGCAGTTAAAGACTACATGCGTGACGGACTTAAAGTTTTTACCAGCTTCACTAATAAATGGAAAAGTTTTGGTAATAGTAATAATACGATTGTGTCAATGAGCAATAAAACTATTTCTGCTTCTTCTAATGAAATAATAAACACCATCCCTAAGAATAAGTTTAAGGCAAACCCTAAACCATTTGGAGGTGAGATATATAAACCATCCTTGCCAGTACCAAAAATTGAAAACAAAGTTAAAACGATAAAATATTCTGTAGATGTAAATAGCTTCAATCAAGTTGCTGAATATTTGTTCGATAATGTAAATATTTCCGCAGCAGATTTAGGTAAAGGCACATTTGAACTAGCCCTTAAAGAGGCTCAAGAAAATGAGTAATGGAAATCAAATCGCTTATCACCTCAGACCAAATAAGACAGTAGACAGAAATCTTTTTGTAGATCTGCTGAACAAAATTAACAATTATAAAAATATTTCTGATTATATTTATGTAGGTTTCGGCGGGCCATTTCTTGAAGATTTTAAGGTGATGCATACCATTTTAAAAATTAAAAAAATGATTTCACTTGAAATAATTGAAAATACACATAAAAGACAAAAGTTTAACATGCCAATTTCTTGTATCGATATTGGTGATGGGCCCCATACCGCTCAAGATTTCCTGACTAACTATCATTTTAAGAAAAGATCACGCCATATTGTATGGCTTGATTACACGTTACCCAGTGAAATCAATCAACAACTAGGTGAAATTGAGTTATTGTGTAATAATCTTAATCCATATGATATTATTAAAGTTACATTAAATGCTCATGCAGAAACTTTAGGTCGTGATAATTCGCTTCCTTACTCTGCCTCCCCACATGCTTTTAGAGCAAATGCACTGCAAGATATATTAGATGTATATGCTCCTCATCCAATACAAGAAAAACATGTGACGACTAAAGCATATCCCACTACTTTGTTACATGCTTTGGATAAAGCTATGCATATGGGGATTAGGACGCGCCCTGATATTTCTATTCAACCTTTATCTTCATTTATTTATGCTGATGGTCAAACTATGCTTACTGCTACGGCCATCATCCTTGAAAATAATCATTCCAAAGTCGAGCGTTTTTTCAAAGGCAGTCGTTTGAACAATTGGCCATTTCTAAATAAGCTGTGGGACAAACCTAAAGATATTAGCATCCCAGTGATGTCTTTAAAAGAAAGGCTTGAGATAGAAGCGAAACTACCAAATAGTACTCCAGAAGAAATCATAGATTCTATGGGGTTCTTCTTGGCAGATTCAGAACCCCATACTATTAAACAATTAAGAACATTTATAGAATATCAAAGGGCAATCCCTTGGTTTTCAAAAGTACAATTATAAGAATCATCACTAAATAATTTAGCTAAAGGTAACAGCATAGCTTCAGCCACAATAGGACTTACGCTGTTACCAATTTGTCTAAAACTATGCCACTTTGTTGTATGAAACTGGAACCAATCAGGGAATCCTTGCATTCTTGCAGCTTCCCGGGGCGTAATTACTCTATTAGTATAAGGATGTATAGGGCGAAGTGCCTGATAACTACCTTTATCACTCCCAGTTCCAGCCCTCAAAGTTGGGCAGAAGCCATTTGGATCCAGCCGTGCAGATCTAGATATTTTATCTATTTGACCAAAAGATAAATTTTCGTATCGCTTAATAACCTGGTCTGTATGCACGGTACCTTGGCAGCCAGATACATAGCCAAAAGTTAATTTTTCGATGGCCTCTTTGTTACCAACTCCATATGGAATTCTTGCCCATAGATGAGAATAAAAATCACCTATAATATTTTTTTCTATTTTTCTCCAGCCAACCATCTCATCACTAATATTACAATCAACATCATTTGGCAACCCAAGCAATGCTTCTTTTACGGTGATTGGCTTAACACCCACAGGCCTAAAAGCGTCCTCTGAAATATTACCCATACCCTTTTTAATACCAATGAAAAATATTCTTGTCCGTATGGTAGGCGCACCATAATCAGAAGCTTTTACTTTAATTGGAGAAAGAATATTATACTCTCCACTTACCAATGAAAGAGCTTTCTCTCTTAACGGCCTGAATTTTTCTTGCATAATTCCGGGAACATTTTCAGCCAGAAAGAAAGATGGTTTAAATTCTGAAACAAGCCTAAAGAAATGAGTGTAAAGCTCATTTCTTGAATCATTGGGATCGCCTTTACCAATATAACTAAATCCCTGGCATGGGGGGCCTCCAATAATACCATCAATATTTACGTGGGAACCAATTTTTTCTCTGATACTCTGAGCCGTAAGGGTTGATATATCTTCCTGTATGTGAACGCTTTTTGGAAAATTAAGTGCATGTGATGCCATTGCATGTGAGTCTATCTCGACTGCTGCTTTTACATCAAAGCCAGCTCGAGAAGCGCCCAAACTTAACCCACCAACTCCGGAAAATAAATCTATTACATTCATACTGTTATGTGCACCTACCAAAAATTTGAGGTAGTTTACCATGTTTTTAGCTTCATTATGACTTAAATAATTGAGCTAGCCTATACGTTAACTGGCTACTTTACATTACGCAAATTAAGAAATGTTTCTAACTGGCTTATTGATAACTATTCATTTTATACAGTTAATGTAGTGCTTCAGGCGATGAAGGTGGTGCGCCGGGAGATCCCCAGCGCTTTCAACCTGTGCGTAACCCAGTCCAACCTCAGCGGGACAGACTGTTTCCGGCACATCCACCAGCGGCAGGCGCTCCAGCTCAATGATGCGGCTGGTGGCGTATTGCAGGAGTAGATCCATCACACTTCCTCGTCCGGCACAGCGGCAAGCATGGCCTGATATCTGGCTTTGAGCGCTCGTTCCGTCCACCCTTCAACGAGGCACATTTCGGCCAACATTTCGGGTGTAGGTTCAAGCGGTACAAGCCTCCATCCTTCTGGAGTAGCTGGCGCTTTCAGTTCGTTTACCGCTGCAGCTGTCGCTGGCTGCCGAAGCACCTCCAGTGCATCGAACAACAGCGCGGAGGCCGGGTTCAGCGATTTCTGCACCGGCTTGATGCCGCTGGCGCTGTACTGCCAGACCAGCTGACCAATAATTTCAGCACGGGCCACATTGTCCGCCGTCAGCGCATCGCGCTGTTTGGCTGTCTCACGCAGCGCAGCTGTTGTGCAGTCCAGTCGTTCGGCCAGGCGAGTTATCATCTTTGCAATATCGATCAGCGGCATGTCACTGGACATAAGCCGTGCAAATTGATGGCCTGCAGCCACCAGCTCTTTGTTGTTCGGTTCACTCATGCCCGTGCACTCCCAAAAATTTTGTGAATTTCGTAGCCCTGCCAGTTCTGGCGGCAAACGTCCGCAATGGACGGCCCTGAAGGTGCTGGCGCAGCTTTTACTGGCGGCTTTGCTTTTACCGCTGGCGCTGCTGGCGCTGGCGGCGCAACTGGTTTGGGTCGTTTGATGTTCGACTCCCCTCCTGGCACCAGGATAAAAACCGGGTGATGCGGCTCGCCTGTGCGGAGAACCACAGAGCGCCTGATCAGGTGCAGCAGCAGGTTATGGGCTTTTTTGCAGTCGCATCCCAGCAGGGCCTGCACCTGACGTGGTGTGACGGTCTGGTTTTCGCGTAGGTAATCGACGATCGCCCAGAGTGATTTGCTGGCCATGGTCATACCCTCCCGCCTTTGAGTCCGAATTTCTCCCGGATCTCCTGCACCCTTGCCATGTTCTGCTCGCGGGTCAGCGGTTTGCCGCCCAGCACAGGGAGACGGGCAACCGGTTCGGGAAGCTCTTCACCGTGGCGGATACGCTTGATAATCTTCGACAGCTCATCACCTGCCTTGCGGTTTAACTCCATGTCACTGAGGCCTGCGGATCGCATTTGCTGGTACAGCGTGGTAACCAGCCAGTAACAGGCCCGGAATTTCACCGTGTGAGGCGTGATGCCATGATCCGGCCACGGGTAGGACTCGGCGTCGTGGTAGCGGCTCCGGTTACGGCAGTATTCGTACACCAGCGAAACGAGCTCATTCTGGTCAGGCAGTCCGAGAGCGGCACTGTCCTCCGCTTTGCACCAGGCGACAAACTGTCCCGGTGACGGCAGGAATGGTTTTTCCTGACGGCGCGCAGCGCGCATACCGGCGTTGATTTGGTCCAGGGTGGTGATCCCGTTTTCTTTGAAAGCCCACAGCCACTGGCGGCGCATCTCGTCCAGGTCGTCCTGACTTTTGCTGGCCAGCAGAGGGAACGTGGCGCGCAGCTGGCGGAACAGCTCATTAAAAACCTCTGCCGTTTTCGCCATCTGCTGTCGTGGCAGCTCATCCTGCACCTCTGGCAAACCGTGAGCCATACGGCGCATGTTTTCGCGATCGAAATCGTGCATACGTTCAGCAATGCTTTTCATCAGAGCACTCCGTTAATCCAGTCAGTGTTGTCCAGCGCGCCAGTGCCAGCCTTAGGCTGCGCCTGCCCCGGGTTGCGCAGGCGCTGTGTGGTTAGTTTGTCCCATTGTTTTCGCAGGCTAGAAGGGCTGAGAATGTTGCTCTGCCAGAAAGTATCTTTGCTGGCCCACTGAAGCAGCTGGCAGATGTCGTAATGCGTGCGGTTGTCCTGGGTACGCATCAGGCGGATGGTGTTAGCCCACTCAACCCAGCTGGGCACGGTGAGGCTGGCGTTGACCTGCTGCAGCTGCGCGAAAATCCACTGCGCTGCCCTGAGATCGTCAGCCGTTCCCCAGGACTTACCGGCGGGCGTGTATATCCCGTCAGCAGCTTCCGGATGGCGAGAGAGAAATTTTTTGGTAGCGTCGTTTCGGGATTCGTCAGAATTCCGGGACGAAGATCTTTTAAGACTGTTCTTGTTCTTGTATTGGGTGTCTACCGTTTCCGGGAAAGGTTTTCCCGATTCCGGGAAGGATTTTCCCGTTTTCGGTGAAAGTTTTCCCGTTTTCGGTTTGTCTAAAATCCAGGCAGATAGCTCAGTATTTATACCGACGATTTTCATCACACCCTGCTTGTGAGCGAAGATGATTTTCCGGGCTGCCAGCGATTTGATGGCATCCGAAATATGCGAATCACCCAGGTCCGTCAGCTCTGCAATGACCGTGTTTGTCACCCGGTCCTGCTTTTTGTTCCATCCATAGGTAAGCCAGATCACAGCCTCCAGACACTGCCACTCCCGCCCGGACATACGCAGTCTGGGCTTGAGCTTCTGAATCTCGTTGGCGATCTTGGTATACCCGTTAGCCAGGTCGGCCATTTGACCTCCCGAACGCTCGGTTTTTAATGGGAAATTGATAACCTCAGCGGTATTTGACATACTCACCTCGTGAATTGGCTCGAGTTAGTTCACATCCCGAAAGCCGCTGCTGTTCCACCAGCACGGCTTTCACCATTTCCAGACCTGTCATATTCCACCCAGCATTGTCGTTACCATCGCCATAAGCGGCCCGGCCAGGTCCGGCTCAAGCCTGAAAAGCGCGGCAATACCCTCGCTCATCTCCTTCAGCTTCTGATGCCTGGGCGCGTCCAGCAGCACTGCGCGCTTTGCCTCGGCAACTTCCTTCTCGGCATGTGCCAGCCGCGTTAGCTTGCAGTCGCCGCCCACCAGCGAACCGCGATGCTCAAGCGGCAGAACGGCCAAAATGGCAGGTGTCAACTGGCGTACCCGATCGCGACAATCATCGGTATCGAAACGGTTATCGAGCCAGCGGAAAAGCTTTTGCCTGGCCCGGCTGATATCTGCCGGAAACTCGATACCCTCCCCGCAGCAGCTGCGCCACTGATCCACGATGTGAGCGGCAACGACGTCCTGCCCGGCAACCGCTGCCCATGCGCGGACCGCGTCGCGGATATCGGCATGGTTCGGCTCTTTGACTTGAGAGCGATTTATCATCACTGTCGGTGAAAAAGAGGTACTCTGTTGAAAAGTAAGTGTTTGCATGATTAAGCCTCTTGCCGTGGCAAACCATCAGTAGGGTTGGGGTAAATATCAGGACGAAGCTCGTGGGGAGTTACCCCCGTTAAGTCAAAAATTGCCATAACCCGGTCTACTGGCACTACGCCACTGGACCGGGTGCGCCATAGACTGATAGTCATAGGCGAAACGCCTAATCCACGTGCCAGTGCTGACGCTGAGCCAGCTTCTGCAATCGCTTTTTGAAGGGAATCCATAAAACCTCCGTGAGAGTTCAACGGAGTAAATTAAACAACACGTTTAAAGTGACGTCAATTAATTTCAACGTGCGGTTTATTTAGATATTTAAACAAACTGTTTATAATGTTGATATGAAAGAAGAAACCATCAAAGACTCAGCGCTATCAGATCGGCTAACAAAAATCCTCAAGGCCAAGAAGATGTCTAAATCTGAACTGGCCAGACAGGTTGGCGTTTCGCCGCAAGCAGTTAATAACTGGTTCACTCGTGGGGAGCTAGGGAGAGAGTCTGCGCAGCGGATAGCAGATGCGTTAAAGGTTTCTATAGACTGGCTTCTTAAAGGGGATCCGGACGACATTCTTACTGTTGAGCAAATTCGTCTTAATAGATTTAAACACTACTTTTCCACAGGTTTGCCCGAGATTGATAGCTCAACGGAAAGGCAGCTTCTTCAAGACATCAGTGCTGGAAAACAGATCATTACAGATAATCTCGCCCGCAGGATTGAAGCTGACTATAGCTTACCCTATGGTGCACTTGATTATGATCCACAATTCACCCCTTCAAACCCTCTTGAAAGTCTTTCAGAACAAGAAGTAGAGCTTCTGCACCTGTTCAGACAGATGCCAAAATCGGCTCAGCGTGAGATGCTTGCCATGTTTAACAGCCGCGTAAGTGAGTATGCAGCGCTGTTTGCTGAAATGCTGGAGACGAAGAAAGCGAAGTAACTCCACTCATTTTGTTAAACCGGCTACGCGCCGGTTTTTTTACGCCCCCATCAATTTTTTAAACTTCCTGTTGAAAACAAACTTGACCTAATTTTAAACCTGCTGTTTAATCTACTCATCAACAACGCGCTGCGTTGCTCCGATAAACGTTCTGACGCCGGGAAAGACCGGGAGGATGAGATGGCAACTACCAATCAGGCAGTACCAAACAGCGGGAAAGCAGTCGTAATGCGCAACAGCCGCACCGGCGCAGCTTGGCTCGTCTCGTTTAACTACACCGATGGCACCTACTGGCACGAACCGCAGGGCAACCTGCGTCACATTCGCCGCCCGTATGCCGCACGCCACATTGAGCCGCATCTGGTACCTGCGGGGACGCACTGATGAATACCTTATTTGCGTTAGTGCTGACCGTGGGTATGACCAACGGTGATTTTCAGGATGCGGTGCTGGGTGTGTATGAAAGCGAGCGCCAGTGTGAAGAGGCCGCCATTGAGCAGCAGGTTGCAGGCAACTGTTATCCGGTGGAACGAATTGTCCGCGCCGATGAAGTGCCGGCCGGTACCACCGTCCATTTATGAGGAGTTGATGATGTGTAAATCGACCAAATGCGCGTACTGCCGCAAGCCGATTGAGCAAGGAAAGGAAGTTAACAATACCCTGCTCTTAATCCGTGGCGCACAGCTGGACCGCGAACAACGCGATTACTGTTCTGAACGTTGCGCTTCGTACGACCAGATGGCCCACGAAAGCTAACGTAAACCCGCGCAAGGCGGGATCTACGTCCGGTGCCACCGACCAAAGTTACACCGGAATTTATACCAAAACCAAAGTTCACCCAATGGGCGCTATCAATGGCTCGGGGATTCTAACACCCAAAAATGAGGATCTCACATGGAATTCTTTTATGTGGTCAAGGCCACTCAGAAATCCGGCAAACAAGATGCAGTGATTTGGTTTACTGCGAAAAGTGCAGCGCGCGCCAATCTCCAGCTCGATGTGGCGCTGGAAGAAGCAGGCATTGAAGAAACCGGCCGCGGTAAAGACTACGCCAAGCCTGTACGCACCGACTTCCCGGTGTTCAATGACCTGCCAGAAGAAAGCACCATCGATTACACCTGGTGTGATCGCTACACCCTGGCCGACGACCAGCGCACCTGGAACGTGATCCCCGGCAACGCACATCAGGATGAAACCACCCTTGCCCCGGCGACCACCAGCGATGCGGATCTCTCTGCAGCATCGGTAACCGCCACTGATACCACAAACGCTTGCAACACCTCCCTGCTTGAAAATCGCACCCCGGCTGTCCGCTTCGCCGTGCATCTGTTGGGCGACAAATACCTTTCGGAGATCAGCCAGGATCAGCAGATCGTCGCCAACGAATTGGCGATTGATGAGGAGAATGTTTACTTCCAGAACCTGCTGCAGGCTAAAAATGACGTTCCTGATTTGAGCGAACTTACCTTGCAGGCTGAGTGGAAACTGGTGCAGGCCGTTAAAGACGTTTTCCCGCAGGATAAAGAACACGAACCCGCGCTGCTGGCTGCTTTCATGTCGAGCTGGATTAAAGCCGAAGCAGGCGATCGCAATCAACTGGTTGATGACTGGCTCAGCGGCAAGCTGCCCGCCCCAGAAATCGCTGACACCAGCGAACCTGATAATGAAACCCCGCAGGAAGGTTCAACCGAAGAAGCTGCCCAGGCGCATGCTCTCGTCCAGGCGTTTCGCGATAAAGACATGACCGTGCTGCACGCAGTCCCTACGCTGTCGTTCCGTCACCGCCTCCTTGCGCAGTTTATTACCGAGAAAGAGTACGCTTATCACATAGACGATGAGCAGCTGGCCACTGTCCGTCAGCTGGAGATGGACACCGATAACTCCTACGTGCAAAACCTGCTGCTGGCCGCAGAGAATGTTGAAGGGATGAAAAAGCTCAGGGACTTCGAGTTCTGGAGGCTTACCGATGCTGTTAAGCGCGTATTCCCTTCTGAAAAATCGACGCCTGATTTAGCCCTGATGCTTCAGTTTATGAAGGCCTGGAAAACAACGGACTATATTGATCGCGGCCTGCTCGCTAAAGAGTGGATTAACGGTAACCGGGTCTCAACCATTCAGCGCACCGACACTGGCACGAACGCGGGCGGCGGCATTAAGACAGACCGAAACGCGGACTATGAGCATACCCTGGACACGCTTGATGTTGAGATCGCCTGCGCAACTCTGCCGATGGACTTTGATATCTACAACATCCCCGGCTCTATTCACCGCCGGGCCAAAGAAATTGTTGCCGCAAAGGAAAGTCCGTGGAAAGAGTGGTCCGCCGCACTGCGTAAAACTGCGGGCATCCTGGATTATTCACGCGCTGCAATTTTTGCACTTATCCGCGAAGCGTCCTCAGGCATAACACCGTTCCCGGATCGCATGACTGGCTATATCAGCGCGACGCTCAATGATTATAAGCATGATACACCTGAGGCCAGAATCCTCGCCGCTGCGCGTCAGATTGACAGCGTGGAGGTAGTTGCCGGAGTCATTCAGGGCACCGAGCCTGTAGAAAAGCTTGAGGCGCTCTCTACAGAATACGCAGTTGTCGGAAAAGCTGCTGCTGAAGCCGCACAGTCACACCAGCACGAAACCACCGCTCAGCCAGAAGTAGCAAACCTCGGCGGCGGCGTGTTCTCCATCGAAGGCCTGCTGGGTGAAAAATCAAAACCGGTCATCAATACCCCCTCAAATGAAGTCGCAAAACAGGAAGCGGAGAGCGTCGTACATGTGCAGATGGAAGAGACTGACCCGGGCAAAGTCGAAGGTGGTGATGCGGTATCAGCGGTCGAAGGCGTTGATGCAGCTGCTGCGCAAGCAGGCGATTTTAAACCGGCAGATATTCTCGCTGCCGCAGCACCGGAACTGGCGCGCAACGTTTCCGCCGATCTGGACCAGATAACCGACCCTCTGAACCAGGATGAGCCGGAATTACCTAAAACCGAGCCAGAAACGCCAGTTATCGGGCCAGTAGCGGATATTCCCGAGCCAGAAGCTGCCGCGCCGCAATGGCCAGCCTATTTCGAGCCGGGCCGTTACGAAGGGCTGCCGAACGATGTCTATCACGCGGCCAACGGCATCAGCAGCACCATGGTGAAAGACGCCCGCGTCTCCCTGATGTACTTCAACGCTCGCCACGTTACTAAGACCATAGCGCGGGAGCGTTCCAAGGTGCTCGACATGGGCAACCTGGTGCACGCGCTGGCGCTGCAGCCGGAGACACTGGCCGCGGAGTTCAGCATCGAGCCGGAAATCCCGGAAGGTGCTCTTACCACCACGGCGACGATCCGCGCCTGCATTGACGAATATAACGCAAGCCTGCCGCCGCAGCTGAGCACAGAAGATATCAAAGCGTTGCTGGAGGCCCATAACGCCACACTACCCGCGCCGCTGACACTGGGCGGTTCAGCTGATGAGACATACGCATCGTATGAGCAGTTGCCTGAGGAATACCAACGTATTGAGAACGGCACTAAGCATACCGCCACGGCGATGAAAGCGTGCATAAAAGAGTACAACGTCACCCTGCCCGCGCCGGTGAAAACGACCGGCAGCCGTGACGCGCTCCTCGAGAAGCTGGCGATCGTCAATCCTGACATGGTTGCACAGGAAGCACAGAAGCCCTCGCCGCTGAAAGTGTCCGGTACCAAAGCCGACATGATCCAGGCGGTTAAGTCGGTCCGCCCGGATGCCGTGTTCGCTGACGAGCTGCTGGACGCCTGGCGCGAGAACCCGGAAGGCAATGTGCTGGTGACCCTCCAACAGTACGCCACAGCGCTGAACATCCAGGCAGCGCTTCATGCGCACCCGACCGCAGGAAAGCTGCTGCTGCACCCTGATCGCGCCGTTGAGACCAGCTATTTCGGCATCGACGAAGAGACCGGCCTCGAAATCCGCGTGCGGCCTGATCTCGAACTGGACGTTGACGGCGTGCGCATCGGTGCCGACCTCAAGACGATTTCTATGTGGAACATCAAGCAGTCTGGCCTGCGGGCGAAACTGCACCGGGAAATCATTGATCGCGATTACCACCTGAGCGCCGGTATGTACATGGAGACGGCGAGCCTCGACCAGTTCTTCTGGATCTTCGTCAACAAAGACGAGGGTTACCACTGGATCGCCATCGTCGAGGCATCGCCAGAGCTGGTTGAGTTGGGCATCCTGGAGTACCGCGCCACGATGCGTGCTATCGCCAACGCGTTCGATACTGGCGAGTGGCCAGCGCCGATCACCAACGACTACACCGATGAACTGACTGATTACGATCTGCGCCGCCTTGAAGCGCTGCGCACGGCTTAAGGAGAACAAGAATGCAGAACACAAACGTAGCAGTAGCCGACCAGAACGCTGTCGTTAATTCAAACATCGCGCTGTTCGATTCACAGTATCTGAATGCCATCAGCACATTCGCCCAGATTATGGCGCAGGGTGCGGCGACAGTGCCTAAACACCTTCAGGGCAACCAGGCAGACTGTATGGCCGTTGCAATGCAGGCGGCGCAGTGGCAGATGAACCCTTTCGCCGTGGCGCAAAAAACGCACCTGATTAACGGCGTGCTGGGTTATGAGGCCCAGCTGGTTAACGCAGTGATTTCACGCAGCGGCGTGCTGGCGAACCGCTTTGAGTATGAGTGGTACGGCCCTTGGGAAAAAGTGGTCGGAAAATTTCACATCCGCAAAGGTGAAAAAGGGGAATATCGCGTTCCGGGCTGGACCATGGCGGACGAAGCAGGTATCGGCATTATCATCCGCGCAACGCTTAAAGGCGAAGAGCAGCCACGTGAGCTGGATCTGCTACTGGCTCAGGCCCGAACCCGTAATTCAACACTGTGGGCTGACGATCCCCGCCAGCAGCTCGCCTACCTGGCAGTAAAACGCTGGGCTCGTCTGTTCTGTCCGGATGTAATCCTGGGCGTTTACACACCTGATGAGCTTGAAGATCGCCAGGAAAAAGAGATTAACCCGGCACCGCAGCAGCGCGTAAGCGTTGCCGATATCCCGGCTGAATCGACAACTAACAGCGCGCAGGAATCCGGTACCAATATTGATGGCCTTGCCGACGAGTTCCGCGATCGCATTGAGGCAGCGCAATCCGTAGACCAAGCCAAAGCCGTGCGGGTGGATATCGAAGCGGCCAAAACCACTCTCGGTTCGGCGTTGTTCACTGAGCTGAAAAACAAAGCCGTACGGCGCTATTACCTGGTCGATGCCCGCAACAAGGTGGAGGCGGCGATCAACTCCCTGCCCCAGTCCGGCGAGCCGGATGCTACTGAGCTGTTCGCCAAAGCAGAGCAGACACTGGCGGCGGCAAAACGTCACCTGGGCGACGAACTGTATGACCAGTTCGCCATTACTCTGGGCGATATGAAGCCGGAATACATGGCCTGAGGGAGGTGGGAGGGGCAACCCTCCCGGTAACGAGATGAGCGATAAACAAACCCGCTGGAGCAACAGCGAGCTGAAGCTGCTGCTAACCCATAACAATAAGCAAATCGCCGAGCTGACCGGCCGGCCGCTGGCCGAGGTCGAAGAACGCCGCTTGTTGGCAAACATAGAGCGGAACTGCTGGGACGTATTGGATCCGGAGCGTGCTGAATGAGGCTGATTAACCGAAGCAGGAAAGACTCGCCACTGGCTCGCCGGGCCTGTGACGCCGCGCTGGCCCATCATGTTGAGCGGTTCGGCGATTACGCCAGCCGGGCCACCCGTAGCGAATACACGGTGCAGGTGGACGGAGCGAAGATAAAGGTTGAGGTGGAAAACCGCAGCACCAGTTACGTGGCAACGGCAATCACAGGCGCGCGACGTCTGCGCCGCCTGGCCGGTCGGATAGCTTGATATCGAAATATCATCACCACGCGATCGGCATAGTTATACTCGTGCCGGTCGCCAGGAGTTTTTATGGCACACATCGTATTCAATGAAGAATGGGTCGTCGAGTCGCGCCTGGTGGAGAAAACAGGGCTCACATCGCGCCAGATCAAAAGCTATCGCCTCGGCTGTTGGGTAGAGGGGATTCACTTCAAGCGATTACCGCAAACACCCAGCGCCACTAAAGATAAGGCGCTGGTTTGGTACAACTATCCAAAAATTAATCAATTTGTACAGGATGCTCGATGAACCACCCTACTGGAGTAGAACTTCATAATGGAAAAATAAGGATCTGGTTTCTATATAAAGGAGTCCGCTGCCGCGAGGTTTTACAGGGCTGGTCTGTTACGAATGCAAATCTGCGAAAAGCAGGAAACCTGCGTGCCACTATCGTTGGAGAGATCCAGCTGGGTACCTTCGATTACGCAATCAGGTTCCCGGAGTCAAAAGCCGCTAGTAAATTCAGTACAGTCAGAAGAGTGGCCACTTTTAAAGAGCTCTGTGACGTCTATCTTTCCGCAAAGTCGCTGGAAGTTTCAGCGGCTTCTTACGACTCTCTGGCCTCGAAGATATCAACTCTTCGAAATGTGGTGGGTGACAATACTCCTATCGCTGAAATCCAGCATTCGGACATTCTTAACTATCGCCATGAACTGCTTACCGGCGACGTGGTTAATCTGAAAGCCCCCTGGTTCAACAAGAAAGGTCGAGGTGCCTCAACAGTTAATAATTTGGTAGGTGCCTTGTGCGGCATGCTCAGGCTGGCGCACCAAAGCCAGTTCATCAGCCACGCACCTTACGAGCATTTGAAATCGCTTAAGGTTTCCAAGAAGGATCCTGATCCACTTCTAATTGGTGAGTACCATAGTCTGCTAAAGGTCTTGCCTCGCCGCTTTGCGCTGATATGGATCGTTGCGGTGCATACCGGGCTTCGACACGGTGAACTATGCGCCCTGGCTTGGGAGGATATTGATCTTAGCAAGGGTGAGATCCATGTCGGTAGAAACCTTACTGCAAAGGGGCTGTTTGTTCCGCCTAAAACCGAGGCGGGGATCAGGACCATTACCTTACTGCAACCAGCACTGGACGCGCTCAACGAACAGTTTGCTATAACTGGAAATTATCCATCAAGTGATATTGTTTTTCATCACAGAGAGCATGGGCGAATTGAAGAGCAATGCGTGAAGTTTGTTTTCTCGCCAGGCGCGCGAAAAGGTCACTACTCAAAACGTTCTATCTCATACAGCTGGCAGCGCGGGATCGAAAAAGCGGGCATACGGTATCGCCATCCCTATCAGTCCAGGCACACCTTTGCCTGCTGGTTACTGTCTGCCGGAGCCAACCCATCTTTCATAGCAAACCAGATGGGGCACGATAACGCTAAGATGGTTTACACAGTTTACTCGAAGTGGATTTCAGATATGAATGTGGATCAGATAAGCATGCTGAACGGAAAACTACTATCAGTAATGTCCCCCTGATGCCCCCAAAGAGATTTACGATTAATATTTATCCTTACGCATCAAGGAAATGTGTGTTTTATGTATAAAAGTTCCGCAATCGCGTGAAATCAGTAATAAAAGTGCTTTTTTCTGCTTGCCAGAGCCGCCGCCTGCCGCTAATATTCGTCCCCGTTGTCACACACAACGTTGCGTTCATAGCTCAGTTGGTTAGAGCACCACCTTGACATGGTGGGGGTCGTTGGTTCGAGTCCAATTGAACGCACCATCCTATATGCGTCTGTAGCTCAGTTGGTTAGAGCACCACCTTGACATGGTGGGGGTCGATGGTTCGAGTCCATTCAGACGCACCAAATCATCTCCTGTGATTTGCTGCTTTCTCCTCAGTTTTGCTTCCAGTATCTCATCTTATCCGTTTACCATTTCCATGCTGACCTCTGATTCATGGCGTCTATACTCTACTGTTCTTGCGCTATAGACTGGAGGTAACATGGAGTATTTGGCACGACTCAATATAGTTACGGTGTTGATGTCACCCGCGTTTTGGATCAATCTGGCTATCGTCTTTTTTGTCACGTTGATTACCTATTGGCTGACAAACCGGCTGCTGAGCTTTGTGTATAAAAGCATTCAGCAAGCCAGTAAAAAAGAGGGCAACAGCACCCACTCCCGCTTTATCGCCTTCGATATCCTTAAGCGCACCAACAAGCTACTGCTCTTTATCGCAGCCTTTCTGTTTAGCCTGCGCTTCGTCGATCTCCCCGATCGCCTGTTCTCAACGATCTCCCACATCTGGTTCTTTGTTATCGCTATCCAGATTGCTATCTGGCTCGATCAGGGCGTGCAATCCTGGATGCGTCATCTGCTCTATGCGCCAGGATCGAATAAAAACCCGGTGACGATGGTCATTCTGGGGATGATCCTGCGCGTCGTGGTCTGGTCAATGATGCTGCTGTCGATTCTGGCGAATATTGGGGTCGATATTACCGCTCTGGTTGCTAGCCTCGGCGTTGGCGGTATTGCCATCGCGCTGGCGGTACAGACCGTGCTGAGCGATGTTTTCGCCTCTCTGTCGATTGGCTTCGATAAGCCTTTTGAAATTGGCGACTTCGTGGTGTTTAACGACGTGGCCGGTACCATTGAGCATATCGGGCTAAAAACCACCCGTATCCGCAGTCTCAGCGGGGAGCAGATTGTCTGCGCCAACGCCCAGCTGCTGCAGCAGACCATTCATAACTACAAGCGTATGCAGACCCGCCGTATCGTTTTCACCTTTGGCGTGGCGCTCGCCACCCCGCCGGAAAAGCTGCGCATTGTAGGTGATATGGTCAAAACCATTATTAATGAGGTGGGTGAGACAAAGTTCGACCGTGCCCACCTGCTGGCGTTTAATGCGGATCGCCTGACTTTTGAAGTCGTGCATATCGTTAATACGGCGGATTACAACAAGTACATGGATATTCAGCAGGAGATCAATATCCGTATTATTGAAAAGCTGAATGAAAATGAGATTGAGCTGGCGCTGCCTAGCCTGGTGGTCAGAACGCCCGCCCAGCCTGAAGCGATGCCGTTCCCGGTTGCAATGCAGCGCTGGCCTAAAGAGGCCTGATTCAGGGGCTGGTTAGCATTTCTCGCCATCCCGAACGGATGGCATATAATGCTAAAGTAACAAATCAATCGGCTTTTAAAAGGGGTAGCTAATGGAAATTGATCTCGACAACCTGGAGTTTGCCGGGCTTGACGAAGCGCAGGAGCGCAATGCAGAACGTCTGGAAGACGCGGATAAAAAAGCGCAGGCCATCGTCGCCGATGATGACTGCGGCGACGCCTGCAAAATCTGA